TCCTCGCGCAGCGGCCTGACCACCTCGAACTTGGGCTCGGGGTAGGCCACGTCGTCGCGCAAGAAGATCCTCGTCACAACGCCGATGGGGATCGTCTTCATCTTCGTGGCGAGCTTCTGCACGTAGGCATCGAAGTGCTTCAGGCTCACCGGCGGGATGCTGGCGGTCCACATGATCGGATCCTCACCCTCGTCTGCCACGCTTGTGAGCGCGATCAGGCGGGTGTTCTTGCAGGCCTTGCCGCGGCCGGCAGAGCCGAACTGGTTCTGCGGGCAGATCAGGCAGTTGCTGCACTGAGGCACCGGCGACTGCTCCAGCGGGGCCAGCGTGGACACGTCGTAACCCATGGCCACGCATGCGGGCGGCACCGGGTTGCTCGGCGAGTACTGCTGATCGAAGTAGCTGTTGACGGTGATGAAGTCGATAATCACGGCCTCCAGCTCCTCACCTTCCTGTCCGTCAGGCAGAGCGATGGTGTGATTACCGATCCAGCGGATCTTGCCGGTGGCCGGCGAGGAGATCCTGCCCTGGATCGACTGGGCTTCTGCCAGCAGCTGCGCTTGGTAAGTCGCTGGCAGGTTCGACGTTGTGCGGGTCATGAGGGTCTTCAGTGAGTTGACGGAATGCGGCTGATCCGCACATCCAGGCCGTCGATGGTCGTGTAACGCATCGACTCGATCTGCCGCTCGTGTTTGCGGATTGCGCTCACGAGAGCGGCGCTGTTGGACTTCTTCAGCCCCGGGTAGGCAGCCAGGAGCGCACGCATGTTCTCCTTGGTGCCATTGATGAACGTGTCACCGAATCGCAGGACCATCACTTGTTCCTCAGATGGAGGCGACGGTACTGCTTCGGCAGCACGCCCGGGATCATCTCGCCGCGCTCGAACAGCTCGCGGCATGCCGCTGAGTTGACGCGCTTCTCGTAGAGGTGGATGTTACGGGATTCCAGCACGTACTCGTCGAAGGCTTCGCGGTCGATGACCTCTGCCTTCGTGCTCGTGACGATGCTGACACTCGCCGATGCACCCTCGCTGCGCGTGATCTCTTGCGCGTCCAGAGCGTCGAAGATCTCGCGCTCCACGCTGAGGATCTGCAGGTTGATGGCCTTCAGCTCCTCATCCTTCGCCGACTTCTCACGCTTCAGAGCAGCCAGCTCTTCGATCCATTCGCCAATCGTCTTCATATTCTCGGTTTCCAGCACTCGGGGCACATCACCTTCTTGGTGAAGTGGCCCTGTTTCTCACGGTACCAACCCTGGCCCCCGCAGATGGTGCAGGGGCCGGAGTAGGCTTGATTGCTCGCCCATTTCAGGGCGGTGAAGGCCTCCGGGTCGCCACCCCTGTCGGGGTGATGAACCATCGCCTGCCGCCGGAAGTACTCCTTCCTGGCGTCCGGCGTGAGGCCCTTCATCTCCTTCAGGAAGTGGTCTCGCCAGTTCATTTCGAGTAGCAGATGTCCCAGCCACCCTCTGCGTTCAGCGGGTAGCCCTTGGCCCAGTCCGGCGGCGTCGACATGATCTCCTGCATGATCTTGCAGGTCTCTTCGGCCTTCTCCACCGGCACGCAGGTGACGACCTCATCGTGCGTCATCATCACGACCCGCAGCCCGGCGTCCTGCATCTTCAGCATCTGCTCGGCGACGATGATGCGGGCGATGGCCTGCGTCACGTTCTCCGCGAGCAGGCCACCGTACAGCTTCGCTCGACCAGCCTTGACCTTGTAGGTCACGTCCTTGAACGAGACGCCTCCCTGGTGGTCGAACACCGGCGTGCCCTGCAGGTCCTCGTAGTGGAGGAACAGCCCGTTCGGCAGCCGGCAGAAGCCTTTGCCGAACTCGAGCACGCCGACCTTCAGATCGCGCCCGAGGATCATGGCGGTGATGGCCTCATCCATCTTCGCCCAGAACTGCACGATCTTCGGATTGCGAGTGCGGAACGTGGACACGGCTTTCGCCGCCTCCAGCTCCGTCAGGTTCACAGCCGGCCCCATCATGCCCTTGGCCAGCGTGTCCTTGAACTTGAGCGAGCCCATCCCGAAGCCGAGGCCCAGCCGACCAACCTTGCCGACCGTCCGCTCCGGGCTCGACTTGCCGTAGGGCACCTCGGGCTTGCCGAAGATGTCGTTGGCGAGGTCGATGTAGAGGTCGGTGCCGTCGCGGAACATGTCCAGCACCCGCTGCTCGCCGGCCAGCCACGCGATGCCGCGGGCCTCGATCTGTGCCGAGTCCATCACGCACAGCGCGTAGCCCTTCGGTGCGATCACGGCGCGGCGCAGCTTGCCCTTCTTCGGCAGGTTCTGCATGTTCATCTTGTTGCCGGCGCTCCAGCGGTGCGTGTGGGCCCCGCTGTAGTGCAGCATCACCGGCAGCTTCTGACCATCCTTGCCCGTCTCGATGAAGCGCCCCGCCCGGGTCTCGCCGATGGTGCTCTTGGCAGCCAGCCGGGCGAAGTAGAGGTTCTTCACGTCGCGGCTCGGGTGATTGCCGAGCGCCTGGAACTCGAGGTCCGCCTTCGAGAAGGCATACGTCTGCTTGCCAGTCCGCACGCTCTCCTTCATCGGCGGCTCGACGCCGCGGTCGCGCAGGGCCTGGGCGAACTTCTCGTTCGACATGAGCGTGTCGATGTCGACCCCGCCCTGCTCGATGGCGACCATCTTGCGGCCCAGCTCTTCCTTCAGCTCTTCCTCGACCAGCGGGATGTCCACTTCCAGCACCGGGTCGCAGAACATGCGCATGGTCATGTCCACCAGCCGCAGCTCGCTGTCCGGCATGAAGGGGTACATCGCCCAGAAGATCTCGAACGTGTCATCCACGTCGTCCGTGGCGTAGAGCGCCAGGGCCTTCTCTTCTTCCTCGGTCAGGTCCCACTTGTCCTTGATGTCGTACAGCGCCGCCTGCTTCACCTTACCGGCCAGGCCGTGTGCCTTGGCGATGGTGTCCAGGTTGTGGCGACCGGCATGACCATGGACTGCGCGGGCCATCGACAGGGTGTCGATGTAGAAGCCCGGGTGGATGCCGTAGACCTCGTGGAGGATGAAGCCGTCGAAGGCCAGGTTGTGACCGATCACCGCCGTCTTGGCCCAGTCGATGCTGTTGAACAGCTCGGTGATCTGCTCCCGGAAGTAGACCTTGGTCTGGCCCTCGCCGATCTTCACCGACCAGCAGTGGACGTGGAAGCGCGGGTCGCGCACGTAGTCCGACGTGCTCATCTTCGAGAGGGTGTAGTCCTTGCCGAAGGCGGTCTCCGCGTCCATCGTGATGATGTCGTAGACCTTGCCGCCGACTTCCAGTTTGCTGCGATCCGTCATGGGGTGACCTGTTTGAATGCGGAGTTGAGCAACTCCAGGATGTTGATCTGCTTCACGTTTTTGTCAGCGAGGCGCTGGTAGACCAGCTCCTCGATGGTGCCCTTCGCCAGGATGCTGATCGTCTCGGTGCGCTGCGTCTGGCCGGCCCGGTACGTCCGCCGGTTCCCCTGCAACCAGTGCTCCAGGTTGTAGGTGGGCGACGCCCAGATCGTCGTCGTGCCGCGCGTGAGGGTCAGGCCGTGGGCCGCCGAGGCGGGGTGGGCCAGCATCACGCGGTAGAAGCCGTTCTGGTAGTCCTTCACCGCTTCCATCCGGTCCTGCTCCTTCACGCTGCCGTCGATCACTGCGAAGGTGATGCCGCGCTTGGTGAACTCCTCCATCAGGAGGTCCCGCTGGTGGCGCCAGTGGAAGAAGACCACGCTGTGCTGCCGGGCCTCAACCAGGTCCGCGATCATCTCGTACCGGCTGGGGTCCACCACCGCGTACTTGTTGGCGTCCCCGGTGTAGGTGGCGCCCGAGGCGATTTGCAGCAGCTTGTTGGCGACGCCGGCAGCGTTGACGCTGCTGATGACCTCGCCACTCTCCAGCGCCAGCAGTGCGTCGCGCTTGAACGTCTTGTAGACCGTGGCCTGGCCCGGCGGCATGAAGAAGGGCACTTCCGTCTCGAAGTTCTCAGGCACGTCGAGGCACTCCTCGAACTTGTGCCGCACGGTCATGTCCTTGATCAGCTCACCCACCGCCTGCTCGGCGCCGGGCTTGTCCTCCCACTTCAGCATGTTGGCCGCGGGGCCAGCCTGGGAGGGCGTCTGGGTCATGTTCCGGAACTTGTAGAAGCTCTTGCCGAGACGCTGCCCGTCATCCAGGATGTAGATCTGGTTCCAGATGTCCGTGATCCCGTTGGAGTTGGGCGTGCCCGTCAGGCCGTACCGGTACTTGAAGTGGCTCTTGATCTTGTTCAGAGCCTTCGACCGCAGCGAGGTGTGATGCTTGAACGCGCTCAGCTCGTCCAGGATGAGCGTGTCGAAGCGCGCGAAGAACTCCGGCCGCTGCTCCATCAGCCACTTCGTGGCGTCGACGTTGGTGACGTACACGTCAGCCGGGCGGGCGAACGCCTGGGCGCGGCCCTTCGCCTGAGCCACCGACACGGAGATGCCGGGGGCAAACTTGGCGAAGTCGTTCTCCCAGGCCGAGCGCAACAGCGACTTGGGCGCGATGACGAGAGCGCAGCCCCCGCCATTGCGCCGCCGTTCGGCGAACAGCTCGATCTGGACGCGCGTCTTGCCAGTGCCGGGGTCACTGGCATCCAGCACGCGCTCGTGGGTACGCATGAAGTCGACGGACTTCTTCTGATGGTCGAACAGCGGGAACGTCATTCAGACACCTTTGTCGCAATGCCCGGTGCCGCGCGGGCCATACGGGCAGTATTTGCAGGAGAACATGTTGGGGTTGGCGGGGAAGTCGGTGCAGGTGGTCAGGTCCCGCGCCCGGGCGTTGAACTTGGCCTTCAGCTCGTCCAGCTGCTCGCGCTTGAACTCGCGGCTCACCACCTCACCATTGTCGAGGTACCAGATCTCGCACGTGACCTTCTGCACGGCTGGCTGCCGCATCATGACGACGATGGCGTAGAGCATGAGCTGCTCTCCGTGCTTGATCTCGTTGCCCCACTTGCGCCCCGTCTTGTAGTCGATGACCAGGACGTGGTCGTCAGTGATCTGGGCAACGGCGTCGCACTTCAGGCGCAGCCAGCTGTCGGATGAGGTCCACGCCACCGGCTTCCACTCGGCGTTCATGGCCCACTCATCCTCCACCTTCACCTTGCCCTTCTTGAAGAGGGCCTTCAGCGGCGTCAGCTCCTTCTTGAAGGGCTTCAGCTCCTCGACCAGCTCCACCTCCCCCTTCACGAACTTCTCCGCGGCGGAGTGCAGGCGGATGCCGCGCTCGAGCTTGGTCTCAAGCTCTCCCGGCTGCCGCTCGGGCTCAGGCTGGGGGATCTTGTCGCCGAACATGAGCTTCGCTTTCAGCTTGCAGCTCTCGAACTGCACCAGCCGCGAGTAGCTCCACGTGGTGATGGGAGGTTTCACTTCTGCTCCTTGATGGCCTGGTAATGCCAGGTGTCTTTGTACCGAGTTTCGAGTACTAAGACACTGCCTGGGTACATGCGCTGCAGCGCTTCACGCTTCGTCGCCCACCTCTCCGTGACGAGGTGGCGCCGGGCGCTGAACTTGACCCGGCCGCACGTGAGCACGTGGTCGGCCGGGAGCTTCTCCCACCGCTTCTTGTCGAGGATGAAGTAGGCGAGGGACTCGTTGTAGATCATGCGTCGATGTGGAGGATCTCGCCCCAAGGCGGCGTTTGGGAGGAGTCGATGATAGCCCACATGACGGGGTACGAGTGCGGTTGTTCGGGGAAATCCGCATAGCCGTCGGTGAAATACACCAGGCAGCGTGGGTTGATCTCGTTCTCCTCGATCCAGTCGAACACTGGCTGGAAGGAAGTGCCGCCGCCGCCGCGCAGGGCCAGCTCGATGTCATCATGCAGGCTGAACGTGTCGACGTGCTGGATGTCGCTGTCGCAGTAGACCACGTGCAGCTTGGTCGGGCGGGCGGCCTGTTTGATGTCGTTCAGCTCGGCGGCCACGCGCTCGAGCAGCTCCTGGGTCATCGAGCCGGAGGTATCGATGGCGACCACGATCTCGCCGAGGGTGTCATTGCTCTGACGTGACGGCATGAAGAGTCCTCCGCCGATGAAGCGACGATTGGGGCGCTGCCAGCTGTAGTCGTCGGGCGAGCGTTCAGTCATGAAGCGAGAGAGCGCCTCAGCCCAGCGCACCTTCGGCGCCAGCTGACCATTGATGAAGATCTCGAGCGCGGACGGCAGATGTCCGGACATCTTGGCGGACTGGGCGGCCTCGGCCAGCGTCTGCTGCCAACAGCGCTCCTCAGCATCCTTGTCGCCCTCGGTACCGTTGGCGTTCTCACCATCGCCCACCGTGCCGGTGGCAGCGGACTTCTGCTTCTGCTGATCGGAGGGCTGCTCAGGCAGCTTGTTGTAGATCTCTTCGGCAGTCATGCCGCGGTACTGGGCATCGAGCAGGCCGCCTTGCGGCAGCTTCATGCCGGCGTCATGCAGGACGATGTTGATGGCGTAGTCCGTGGCGATGTTCCAGCGCTCGGGGTCACGTCCCTCGCGGCGCAGGTGGTGCAGCAGCGCGCAGTGCATCACCTCGTGGGCCAGCACCCCAGCGCGCTCCGGCTCCGGCATGGCCGCGAAGACCTCGGAGTTGTAGATGATCCGGGCGCCGTCCGTGTAGGCGACAGGGCACTCAGGATCCTTGTCGGTGGCTTCGCGGACTTCCATGCGCATGACCAGCGAGGCGAAGAACGGCTGCGAGTTCAGCAGCATCCAGGTCATGGCTTTGGTTGCGGGGGTGATGGTGGTTGCCATATCAGGCCTTCATGAGTTTGAGGATGGGGATGTACGGGAGGTAGTCGTACCAGACATTGATGAAAGACGGAGCCATGTACGACTTGGCTCGAAAGAGCCGCTTTGGATCCTTGGACCAGCAGAGGATGCGGTACTTGTTTTCTTTCGAGCTAGCCATCCAGAAGGTGCAAAGCCCCCGGGTCTTGCGGTAGAAGTACCAGGCTTCGACGACCCGCGTGGATGTGAAGAGCATGTTCCCATTCGCCGGCTCGTCCAGGTACATGGTCATCTCCACCGGCTCCTCGCGTCCTGGAATCACGATGCACACCCTGATCGGGTGCGCGATGTTCTTGCCGAACACCAGCGGCGAGCGGCCGGACTGCTCCCACTCGGCGCTGATGGCCTGCTCGAGGAACTGGTAGGCGATGCCGTTCAGCGCAGAAGGGAGAGGCAGCTCGCCATATGTCTGACGCGCGGCAACAAGTCCCGCAATTTTGCCGCGTAGGGTGATTTGCTCTTCTTCAGAGCAAGGGGTTTGGTGAACCATCTTTCCAGATCCGAAGTTCGACAGCAGATTGACAGATCCCGCAGCCCGTCGATTACCTCGCCATCCTCGAGACCGAGTGGCAGCGAGACTCGCTTCCATTGGGCGCTCTGGCAAGCTTCATCGAACAGAGCCTTATCGATTACCATGCCCTCGAGCGGCGTGACAAAATAGGTCCAAGGAACGACGCTCTTGGGGTCATGAGCTTTCAGCTCGAAATGAGGCACCCCAGCTCGAGGCTTCTTCACCTCCTTGACCTGCATGTGGGGGAACATCGCGTTCCATTCGACGATGTTGCGTATCACGTGGAACTCTCGGGCGATCGCCCGGGCTTCTGAAATCGATTCGATATTCATTTGAGCATGTTCAGGATGGATTCTCGGAACTCGAGATCTGGCAGCAGTTTGCGAAGCTCTGCTGCCGACTCGGACTTGCTGCGCTCGAGCGACCGCCTGTCGCGCAGCCAGCGGGTCACGTCTTGATAGCGGGCGAACTGCAGGAAGTCCTTGGCTGCTTGAAAGACAGGGTAGTCCTCTTCAGTGATCGCCCGCGAGGCCTGGATCCACTGCTCTTCCTTCGTCCTCTTCCGACACTCTTCCTCGAAGCCTGCCTCGCAGCCGTCACGCAGGCCCCAGACCACCATCCGGTTGAACTCATCGTAGCTGACGCCCACCGCCACAAACTCCGTGGCGGACGCCTTGTACTCATGCACGTTCGGTGCGAGCCGCAGATCCGGATACATCTCATTCCATTTTGAAATGATACGCACCGTGAAGTAGTGCCAAGGGATGACAGTAAGCTGTGAAGGGAGTAGCAGCATCACTTACTCCAGTGGGACTTGTACTCGAGGATGGTGGTTTGCGCCAGCAGCATCAGACTCGTGGTGCCGGCGTCCGTCTTGATGTACGCACGGTGTGCCGGCTCCCACTCGGTGTACCAGGTCAACTTGTCCTTCAGCGCCGGGCCGTGCATGCGCAGATTGCGCACCGCAGCCATCAGCGCCGTGCGCTTCACGTCCGGCAGCTTGGCTGTGGCCAGCCACCGGTCGATGCGGTTCAGCTCAGATAAGAGAACCGGTTCGGTCATAGTGTCTCCGCAGGAGGTGGAAGAAAACGATCTGCCTGCGGGTCATCCAGCTGAAGTCCGGACGCCCGTTGGCCTGAAGCGTGACGACCACATCTGCGAGGAACGCTGCGCGGCGCAGGTACGACTGCCGCTTGCCGCGGAACATGATCCGCCCCGGTGCCTTCTCCCGGGGGTGAGCCATGATGTGGCCGAAGTAGTCGCACGGCACGTACTCTTCCTCGGTCCCGAACAGATTGTCCCGCAGGATCTGCGTGTCCGGATGCTCTTCGTTGTGCCACATCACGATCTGTTCGCGGAAGTGGTCGATGAGGTCGTCGTCGAGTTTCATTGCCTCAGTCTCAACATGCGTAGGTTGTCCAGCAGGGGTTCGTACTTGCCGCACCCCTTCAACTCGGTCTGTGTCCCGTCCGCCAGCCGGTTCAGCGTGGCGACGCACAGGTGCGTGCTCGCGCTGATCAGCAGATCGTAGGTGTCCCGGGCAAAGCGGTACTCCTCGCTCTCCGGGTCGCCCCGATGCGCAGACATGACACGATCGCACGCCCGGATCTGCGCCGCCATCCAGGCATCATGCTTCTCAGTAGCCATACTGCGAGCGCCCCGTCAGCAGGCTGTAGTCCTCGATGGACAGAAGCAGGAAGGCGTCATTCTTCGGCCAGTGCTTGCGCGCTACCGCCCGCAGCTCGGCCAGCCGGTTGAACGCCTGCGAGCCCATCTGCGCCAAGAACAGGCACTCCGGATCCTTCTTCAGCGCGGCAGCCTGATCACGGTACTTGGGCCATCCGATCAGGTTCACCTCCTGCATCGCCTCCTTCAGGCGCGACTGCACAGCGCGGTGACGCAGCTTCTGGATCTCGTACAGGCGCTCTTCCGAGCGGTGCATGACGAAGGCGGGGGTGACGCGGATCTTGCCGTTGATGATTGCGAGTTTCATGCTTCAGTCCTGAGATTCGTGTTGATGATGCGCTTGATGCACGGGATGTCGCTGTCAGTCATCCATCCCCAATGCTCCAAGATGTGCTCGTAGGTGAAGGTGTCTTTTTGCTGGTTCACGAAGATGATTCCTTTGCGGATTCGGATAGCAGCCTCGAACACCTCCCAACCCGGATGATTCTGAGCCAGCTCGAGCAGGTCCTCTTCGCTGATCTCATTGAAGAAGGAGCAGCCCACCTGGTCGTAGCGGAAGCTGACCCCATTCACCGACACCTGCATCTTGGACCAGACCGGCAACCAGTCGGCGTACTCGATCGGCACCTCGTGGCAGTGCTTCGTGATGGCTCGCGCCAGCTCGGTATCGCCACAGGCCCCGCGGATCTCCCTAAAAAGGGACTCCTGAGTACTCCGTACTAGGTTCTGAGCTGGTCGGGGCAAGACGCCAGAGCTTTGCGAGGCCTTGCGAATGAGCGAATATGGGGTCATGAGAGGCGTCCTCGTTGAGCAAGGCTTCGACTGATTCGGGGGCGAAGTGAGTGCAGTAGGCATTGCCGACCAGCGACCCCTGCTGCCAAGCGTAAAGCTGTGCCATGGCTCGCATGTCCATCACGAAGGCGCGAGCGTACTCGTTCCTCAGTCGGTGCAGCGGCAGGAAGTCGACATTGAACTCCGCCGGCACCATCAGCATCGGTAGATCCGGAGTCTTGGTGTACAGCCGATACTGTCCGTAGCGTAGCTCGATACGGCGGGGCCGATGTTCGATGACGCCGACGGGACGCTTGTGCCAGGCCTTGATGGCGCCGGCCGGTACCAGCTCATGAACCGCAGCGAGCAGTCCTGCCTGGAGGCGCTCCTGGAACCAGGGGGAGACTTCCAGCTCACGCATGAACTCGTACAGTGTCACAGCGAATCTCCGATGAAGGACAGGCGGGCGCGCCATTGGCTGAAGCTCGGGGGCAGGTCCTTGTCCCAAGGTCCGTTGAAGCGGGTACTGGTGAAGATCTCCCGGCTCTCGATGGGGATCGGCAGATCCGAAACAAGGTGCAACACCGATTCGATTCGGGTGCGCAGATCCTTGGGTAGGCGGTTGTAGTCAACTGTGCCGGGCAGAGTGTTCGGCGGCACGTAGGCGGGCAGCTCCCAGAAAAAATTGAGGGGGCCGAAGCATGTTGTCTGGCGGCAGGAAGCGAAGCGTATGTCTTTCTCCGCAGCATGCCAGATGAATTTCGCCAAAGCCGACCCCCTCTCCGGGGGGAGGGTTGCGACACAGAGCTGAGTGACGTTGTCCAGATCCCAGAGCCAACGCTCTACCACGAGGGCGATGAATCGTCGGAGGAAATCCTCTGCTCCAGGCGATCGCGCAGAGACCTGCGAGCCGAACTGCTTAAGATCTTCCATACGTGCTCCAGATCGCGGTGAATGCGGTAATGGTTGCCAGCCTTGATGTAGTCGTTGCAGACAGCCAAGGCCTTGTGGATCTCGTCAGGTGTCTGGAAGATGGAGAGCCGAGGGTGGTCGAACAGCTCCGGCCAGCCGGGGATCCGCAGGTAGCGCGGCGCCTCGCCGCCTACCATGACGATCCCGGTCATGTTCTCGCGCAGCTCCGCAGGAAGCTGCTCGATCTGCTCGACGATCGCGGGGGGGTAGCAGGCACGCGCTGCTGCTTCGCGTGCCTCCAGGGAGATATCTCGCCAGTGCTCGATCTGGAGATCGTAGAGCGAGTCGGCCACCACGTACTGCTCGGGGGTCAGATCAGCTTGCTTTCGCGCACCCATGTCATGAACTCCGGCTGGAAGCAGAGATTGCTGTTGGCCGGGTTGCGGACGATGTCGCGGGCGAACAGCACCTGGTACTCACCCGGCAGCCGCTCGATGTACTTCATGGCCTGCTGCCAGTTCTTCACCGTCGTGTGTCGCGCCAGCATGGTCGTGACGGCGTAGTTGGCGCTCGGCTGCTTCGGCAGACGGGTCTCCTCAGGTTTCTCGAGGATCTCCTCAGCCGTGGGCAGGTCCTTGTACAGGGTCTTGAAGGCCATGTACTCGACCGAGGCGGCGTCGCCCACCGTGCCGGCGGCCAGCATTGGCAGCAGCTCCTCGTCCGGCTCTTGTTTCAGAATGCGGTCGAAGAACTCCCAGCTGCGCGGCGTGGCGAAGGCCTTGGCGTCCTTCAGGTTCTGCAGACGTTGCTTCTCTTCCTTCGTGGAGCCGGCGTGGGACTCGGACTCGTTCAGGAAGTTCTTGCGGAAGCGCAGGAAGGCGATGATCGTGTCGTCGATATTGGCGCCGAAGGCCCAGTCGATCCAGTCCTCGAAGTGGACCTCGAAGTCGATGTGGCTGAAGCGGTTCTTCAGCGCGCTCGACATCTGGTTCACGATCGCGCGGTCCTGCATCCGGTTGCCGGCGGCGACGACCACCCAGCCTTCCGGCAGCTCGTAGTCGCCCAGCTTGCGGTCCAGCACCAGCTGGTAGGCGGCAGCCTGCGTGGCCTGAGCCGCGGAGTTGATCTCGTCGAGGAACAGGATGCCCTTGCCTTCGGTGGGCAGGAACTTGGGCGTGGCCCAGTCCGTCTTGCGGGATTTGGAGGCAGCCGTGCCGGTCACCAGGGGGATGCCGCGCAGGTCAGCGCTGTCCAGCTGCGAAAGGCGCAGGTCGATCAGCTCCAGGCCCAGCTTCTTGGCCACCTGCTTCACGATCTGGGATTTGCCGACACCCGGGCTGCCATGCAGCATGACGGGTTGTTTGGCGTTGATGAGGAGTTCCAGGGCTTTCGCGGCTTGTTGGGGACGCATGGTCATGCCTTCCTATTGAGTGATTTGAGGTCCGGTCCGGGTACGATGAAGTACCGGAACGTGGATGCTGCTTGGTTGAGCGAGACACGCAAGCACAGGGCTTCGACCCAGCTTGCACACCAGTGAGTGGGGCGGCACTGCAGTGCGTCAGAGACCCCGTACTTGCGTGGTTTCATCAGTGAAGCGTGTGAGGGTTGGAGGACTCGTGCTGCGCGGCTTCAGCGTGCTGCTCGAGGTAGTGGGCCAACGCGGCGTTGAACTCGGGGAGTTCAGCGCTCAGCGAGGCGATCGCGTCGGCGATCACGCACGCCAGATCGTGCGCGCTGCCGCCGTAGGCCTGCACCGTAGGCAGCTGGTTCTCGCCACCCGCGTATGCGATAAGCCCGATGACCGCCGTGACGTTGGCATCGGCGGGGACTTCTTCGAGGGACTTGTACAGCTTGTCCAGCAGCTTACGATTTGCCATGGATGATCTCGTCCAGGTTGGCGTCGATGTCGATCAGAACCTCACCCAGCTTGCTGATGTGGTCCTCGAGGGCAGAGATGCGGCGCCGCAGATCGGCGATCACCTTGTCCTGTGCTGTCTCGTGGATCTTGCGGCGCGAGGCGGTGCAGTACACCGCCTGGGCCAGGTTCGCCGCCCGCATTTGGTCGGCGACCATTTGGTCGAGTGCTCTCGAGTTCATTTTTTCTCCATGCACGTCATGCAGGGGATTACCGGGACGACCTTCTCGACCGTCCGGGTGCGCCATTTGACCTTCTCCACCACCTCCGGCTTGGGCGGCGTGCGCGTGTCCAGCTCATACGCGACGCAGTCCATCAGCCGGATCGTGGTGATCAGGCGTTGCAGCCCACCACTGGCGCCGGCACCGACACTGCCGCCGGCACCGTTGCTGCCATTGCCGCCGATCCCGAAGCCCCAGCCAGTAGACACAGTGGTCACAGCGGTGGTTTCGGTCATCCGGTGGCCGAAGAAACGGACCAGGCCGGGTGCCAGCTCGACGCGCTTGTACGGCATCTCCTCGTCAGAGACGACGTACATGTCGGTGCCGGCCTCGAACTCCTGAGCGCCCATCGGTCGATTATTCAGACCATTCACGCTCCGGCGAACGATCTTCATCCGCGGCTGACACTCCGTGTCCGCATACCGACTCACGGCCGCGCTCGGCGTGATCGCCGGCGGCACGACCGGCTGCACAGGCCTCACTGACCAGCTGCGCGATGCGTTGGTCACCGAAGCCGACCCGCCCGTTGCTGCCTGGCCCTGCTGCTGTTGCTGCTGCTCTTGCTGCCACTGATGCTGCGGGTTCTGCGCGCATGCGAAGTCGCCTTCGCAGCCATGAGCGAACGCCCCTTGCGTTCCCAGCAGCATCACGCCGGCGGCGATCGCTACCCATACCCAGTCCGTTGCTTTCATTTTCCAGTGCTCCCGAACCCGCCGGTGCCCCGGTCGGATTCATCCAGTTCGTCCACGGTCTCGAAGTCCATGCGGAAGAACGGCATCAGGACGGCCTGAGCCACCTTGTCGCCGACCTCCACCTTGAACTCCTTGTCCGAGTCGTTCTGCAGCTTCACCAGAATCTCGCCGCGGTAGTCCGAGTCAATCACCCCGGTGCAGTTGGACAGCCGGATGCCATGGTTGAAGCCTTGGCCACTGCGGCTGTGCACCAGCAGCACCGTGTGCGGCGGGATCTGCAGGCGCAGGCCCGTCTTGATGACGCCGGTGCCATACGGCGGGATCCGCTCTGCGCTCGCGGCGAAGATGTCGTAGCCGGCGGCGCCGGCCGTCGACTGACGGGGCAGCGTGGCCAGCCCCGATTTCACTTTCACGATAGCCATTCAGCAACCCTCGTCATGAACAGGACACTCAGGCCGGTCGCGGCCAGCATCAGCAGGACGTGCGTCAGGTCCTCGATCAGCCTGACCCAGCTCGCCCCGCTCTCGTTCCTCGAGAACACGCTGCAGTGCCCGCCACTGTGCCGGAGATACAGCGGCATTTCGGGCCTCTCGGATGTCGTCGAGGGATTTGTTCCAGAACTTCCCGCGCTGCTCTTCGTACAGCAGCTGGTTTCCGCGTCGCAGCAGCTCATTGATGACGAACTCGGTGGGGTCGATGTTGCCTTCGGCAACGGCCAGGTCGCGCAGCAACTGCTCGATGGAGGAGGCCTCGAAGGCCTCCTGGAGCAGCCGCTGCAAGTTAATTGAAGCGGCTGCCATGATCACTCCTCGACCGGGAAGCCAGCGATCTCGGTCGCCAGGTCGGTCAGGTACTCCGCGGCGACCTTGGCCTTCACCGCCTTGCCGCCGCGCTCCAGCAGGATGTCCTGCACGAGGTCGAACACCTCGTCGTTGTTGACTTCGTTGGCGCGGTACAGCAGCTGCAGCAGCTCGTCGATGGGCTTGCGCTCGAATTCCTGTTTCAGGAAGGCGCCGGTGGAAGTATCACTCATGGGAAATTTCCTCGTGGACTTGGCGTCGAATGATGACGCCGGGGTGGGGTGCTCCTTGCGGAGCGTCAACGCCGTCGGTGTAGACAGCCACCGTCAGCTCGTTGCCTTTCATGTTGTGGCGATACTGCCGCTCCAGCTCGTCTGCGAACACCTCGCGGTGGATCAGCAGAGCCGGGTTGATGCCAAGCACGTGCTCATCGAGGATCGATGAGGAACGCAACGCCTTGATGTACTTCATCACGGTGTGCGGGCTGGTCCGCCACTGGAACTTCGGGTACCGCGACGTGCTGGTCTTGAAGCGCGACACTGATCGCCTCCAACAGTTGATGATTGGTGGTTCGCAGCCGAATCAACTCGGCTGCGCAAGAGATGAGAAGATGCTTCACAGGAAGTCCTTGATCAGATCCCTGACCTCATCCTTCTGCTCAGGAGTCAGGGTTTTGGTAGGGATCGTCAAGCCGCGCACCACCTTGTCGCCAATGCGCACGTTCTTGACCTCCAGGCCCATCTCGTCGAGCCAGGCCACGCGCTTGAACTCGCTGGCCATCTGCTTGCCGAGCAGGTACTCGTACAGCACTCGGATCTCGTTGGTGCTGATCTTGTCCGGCGAGATCTCGTCGAGACAGACCCGCTTGAAGATGTGCGCTGCCAGCTTCAGCCGCTGCAGGTCGAACATGTCCAGCGACTCGTCGGCGTTGGGCATGAGCTTGGCCAGCGGCATCAGGTCGCCCGACTTCAGCACATCAGCCACGCGCTCGCGGTCGGTCAAACTGACCTGCTGCGCGCTCGCCTTCTGCGCCGACGCCATCGGGAAGCGGACCCGATCCTCGTCCACCTTGATCGAGATGAGCAGGTTGGCGAAGGCCTGCAGCTCTGATGCAATCGCCTTCGTGTCGACCCAGCTGGGATCCAGTTTGGTCGCCTGATAGGCCGGGATGTTGTATCGCCGGTCACCCTGCTCGACATCGATCGGGTACTTCGAGTTGGAGATGAGGATGAAGCTGTTCCAGCTGCGGGACTGCACCGCCTCCTTGCGCATGGAGCGCACGGGAGCGGTGTCGCCCGTCACGAGCATCTTCAGCTTGTTGTTCAGCTGGTCCCTGCCCTTGTGCTCGCGCACGTTCACCTCGTCCACCACCACCAGCAGGCTCTCCGACTGGTAGGTGTTGAACTTCTCGGCCAACGTCTCGAGCGACAGGAGCAGCGCGTTCTGCTCACCGAGCAGGGGCTTCAGCACCTGCTCGTAGAGCACCGTCTTCCCGGACCCCTGCACACCCGTCAAGATCCAGGCGGTGCCCGCCTTGGTCCGGTTCTTGAAGATGTGCGCCACCCAGTTCAGAAAGTACTCGATGGCGGTCTGGTCGTCCGACATGGCGTGCTTGATCAGCCGGCCGATCCACTGCAACGAGGTACTCTGTACTAGGTACTGGGCTCCTTCCCGATGAGTCCGCGTCTCCGTGCCCGTCATCTTCATGAAAGGTGAGGGCACGAACTTGTTCAGCGTCTCGGCCTCGTAGTCGATGACCGAGTGGGTGGTCGGGTCGTAGACCGGCCGGCAAGTCCGGATGACCTCGGGCGGATCCACTTCCAGAGCGGTGAAGTAGTCCTCGACCATCCGAAGCGACGTGGCGGTATTCCACTGGCCGACCACGCCGATGTCTGGGTGATAGCGGCCATAGACATACTTGCCAGCGCCGTCAGCGACCACGAAGGGGACGGGTTCGCCCATCTCGATCGAGGCCTGCTCCAGCTGCGCCTGCTTCTCGGCGTAGTAGGAGGGCAGCGCGTCCTTGATGGAGTAGACCGGCTCACCCTTGAAGTTGTAGAGGAACTTGAAGTCGTCGTCCGGGTGGAAGTACCCCCAGCTGTCGCCGCCGTTCAGGTTCATGTAGGTGAAGCCGCGCTCGGACTTCAGCCCGGTGATGGTCATGGTGCCCGCGGGGATGCCAGTCAGCATCTCGTCCCCGGAGGGCAGATACTGGATGGTCCCCTTGACCTTGCCGAGGCCCAGCTTCTTGCGCAGCTCGTCGATCGTCTTGCGCCGGGTCTCCATGACCAGCTGTGCGTCAGCCAGCACGCGGGAGAGAGGGATGCAGTCCAGCGAGCGGGTGACCAGCTGCACCCGGGCCGCGCCCGGGTACGGGTCAGTCAGGCCAGAGGCCAGGACCGGCGGCGCCACGTAGAGGAGCTTGTCGTTCTGGCAGGTGGTGATGTCCAGCGGGTAGCGCAGGGCCACACGACTGCCGGCCAGCTCCAGGTCGTTGGCCAGCTCAGGCACCGAGTAGTTGCAGTGCTCGAGCCAGACTTTCAGCTGCGACGGGGTGATGGCTCCCTCCAGCAGCATGAACACGTGACAGCGCAGGCCGGGGCACTGCGGCAGGCTGGCGCTCGAGCTGTACTGGAGGACGTAGGAGACATCGCCCAGGCTCAGCAGCTGCAGCGCCTGATCGACGGTGGGGGTCTGGCCCTGAACGAGAAACCCGTCGAAGTCCAGACAGACCCACTGCGTGAGGGTGGAGGGAGAGGTGGCGCCGGCGCGCTTCTCGTCCACGAGATCACGCAGCAGCTCACCTTTGACCAGGGCGGCGCCCTGGGTGGCGACGGACGTGACCAGACCATGCAGGTCCGCCAAGGTGTTGACGGCGTGCTTCTGACTGCTCATCTGGAGCACGTGCGGGTACTGCTCGTTCTTCAGGCTGCCCGTCGGGGAGAGCCAGTACTTCTTGGCGAAGGGCGTGCCGTCAGAGGCAGCGACGGTCCAGATGTGCATGTCAGTCCTCGTGTTGGATCAAAAGGTCGATGGGCTCGACCTTGTAGAAGCTAGCGATGCGGGTGAGGGTGTTGAGCGTAGCTTGGTACTCGCGCTCCTCCTCGAGCTTCTTCAGGGTCTCATAACGGATACCTGATTGCTCGACCGCCTTGACCCGCGACAGGCCTGTTTCAAGTCGGAGCTGGCGGATGAGAGCTGTGTTAATGCGAAGTCGGAGCATTTGTCTACCACCTGAACGATGCTGAGGTTTGCCAGCTTTGCCAGCTTGCACATGTCGTCATGCAGGCTCGGCGGCTGGTCCATCATGATGCGCACGGCCTGCCGCGAGCGATGGACTGTCACCTTGCCGCCCGCGAGGGAGTCCCAGAGCAGCTCTAGCGTGGGCATGAGCCGGGTGTCCCGGGGGTCGGCCCTTTGGAGACCTGATCGACGATGTCTCGAAAGCCAGACGTCCAGACGTTGGTCGGCTTCTTGAAGCACGCCACCACAAGGCGGGCAACTCGCTCTTCCTGCCACGTGGTGCCTTCCTTCTTGGCCTGGATCCAGAACTGGTAGGCCTGGGAGTGGATGGCCTGCTGCAGGAGCAGATTCATCTGTTTTCGAGTGAGCATGTTCGTCAGTCTCGGGGTCGAGATAGTAGCACAGGGTTGCCGGACTAGTCCTGCAACTGAGCGCGCGCCTCAGCAAGTTGATGCTCATGCTCCTTCTCCATGAAGCGCTTCAGGTGCGAGCGCGTGGGAAATGCCTGTAGTTTGAGCAGACCAAGCGTGTGCCGAACGCGGTCATCATCGAGGCCGGCGCCGGACTTGGCCACATTGCTGATGGAGATGAAGTTGGCATCGAGCACCATGGCGCGGGCGAGGATCTCGCAGAAGTCCTCGTCGCTCTTCCTGCGCTCGAAGAAGTTCGAGCTGCAGAGCCTGCGGAAGTGCTGATACTCGAGGGGGTAGTCGGACATCGACCACGCCAGGATGATGCCCGTCCACCCATGTGCGTAGCTCTTGAACTCCTTGCGCACCAGCGCCCGCTCGGGCTCGCGCACGCAGACCAGCAGCTTCTCGAGCATCTCTTCGGTCACCGCCATGGGGGTTTCTCCTAATTGCCAGCCAGAGTCCGCCGGCTACCGTTGATGAGTGACATGCGATAGTCCTGCAGTCCTTCGATGTCGAGGTGCCGGATCGTCCTGAACACGTCTGGGTCCGTCTTCTCGGGGAAGCCCATGAGCACGTTCCATGCGTACAGGAAGTGACTCGTGCCCTGGGGGTTGAACGGCACCCTGTTGCCTTTCCACCAGTCGGCCAGCGCGTAGAGCTTCATCGATTTCTCGCTCGCACCCAACCACCCCAGCACCCGGCGCTCATCGTCGTTGAACGCCTTGTCGGTCATGCGGAAGTAAGCATGCGGTTCCGCCGTCAGGCCCTCAAGCTTGGCCAGCGCGATAGTGCTGACAATGTCCTGTTCAGGCCACTGGTCCAGGTAGAAGGGCCAGTAGAACTGGGTCTGGAAGAACACCCCGAACTCGGGATCCACAATGAACCGCGACCAGCCGCGGTCGCCATAGCAGCGCAAGACGAACTCTGCCTGGTCGTAGACATCGTGGATGGTCTGCTTGCGCCGGGCCACTCGGGCGATCGCGCCCAGGAACTCCATGGTCGTGCGGCCGTGCGGCACGACAAAGTTCCCCGAATCTCGCCGCTTCTGGACCTCGTAGTCCTTCACGCGGTAGTAGAGCAGGTCGGCCAGCAGCTCCTTCTCAGTCATCTCAGAACCTCCCTTGCTCCAGCCGCATGGTGACGATGTAGGGGTCCTTGCCGATCAAGGACACCGGGTTGTGGGTGAGAGGCCGGCGCTTGCGCCGGTAGGCAGTCATGAACTCCCGCCACAGATTGCCCGCCGTCGTGGGCGGCAACGTGTAAGGAAACTGACCCCAGGTACTCAGTACCGAGTACATGGACTGTGAGGGATCCCCACCCAACATGACAGCCACTTCCTTCTCGTCCTTGTGCAAGAGCGGCCAGACGGCGTGAAGGCAGTCTTGGATGGTGTGGGGCAGGCCGAGCACCCTGTGCATGGCGATGGCGTCCCTGATGGTCTGCTCAGGCCACTGCAGGATGGTGCCGGGCCAGGCTGTGCGGTTGTGGAGCAGCCACGCCTGCATGGGGAAGTAGACCCCATCGTCGCTACGATCGAAGGCGTACTGGGCCAGATCGGCCCAGCTGCGGTCGCCGTAGCTCCTCCAGATCTTGATGACCTCATCCAGGAAGTCGACGGGATCATACTTGCTGCTGAGCACTGGTACACGCAGCATGGCACCGAGGTAGTGCCAGAAGGACGGGAAGGTGGGTTGCCAGCCGGTCAGCACGGTGTTGGTCGTGGCCCCGTAGCGAACGCGGGAGGCTGTGTTCAGGAGGTTTTCGTGGCGGAAGCTGAGATCCATCGGAGCATCCTGTCAAGGTTGGAGAACGCGCCGAGCATCACGAGGGCGTGCAGCTCGTCGATCCGCTCCATGGACATGGGGTTGAACAGCTCGCGCCGGAGCGGCTTGATGTTGTAGAGGTCGATCTCATCCATGCGCAGGATGATCTCGCCGATCTTGATCTGCCGTGGGTCCGGATGAACGATGTCACGGTACGGGCCATCGAGACGGAACGTGGCGATGAAGGTCTTCGCCATGTCATCGTCCGCCGCGATGCGCGGACTCATGTAGGGTCCCCACCGACCCCATCTCTTTTTAGCCTCCATGCCAGCAGGTCCTCTTCGTTGCGCACGGCGCCCAGCCGGATGAACGCGCGCAGGTTGATCAGCTCCTCGGTCTCCACCCTGTTAATGTAGAGGTGGCGGAAGTGACCCATCTGCCATGGCTTGACGCCGAGGCGCACGGCGATCTCGCCGATGACCGCGTCACGCCCGTCTGGCTCCGGGTCGATGTAGCCCATCGCGCCTATGGCCTCGTAGTAGACGCCGATGGCAGCGAAGGTGGACACCTCGTCGACCTTGGCCCACACCGGCAAGCAGCTGCGCCACTCGGGCGGGATCAGTCCGCTCGTACCGACCCGTACATGCGCAGCATCCGCAGCGATTTGAACCATTCACCTATCCTCCGCGGCTGTTCAGGCCGCATCAAGTAGTCGACATGCTCCTGCGTCAGGCGGTGACGCACCAGGCGGTGGCGCTTGGCCTTCTGCAGCTGGCGCCACACCTGGTGGTCGCTGCCGTCAGCCGTCGGGCTCACGATGCCCGCCTCGAAGAGCACCTGCGCCACGCGGTCGCCGCGCGACCATGGCCGGCCAGTCAGCCAGCGCGCCAGCTCCTGGTCGTCGTGGCACCACAGCGTCTCGAAGGCATCCACCGTGCGCATGAGGCATGAGGCTCGGGGCCCTTGCAGCTGCATGATCAGCGTCATGCCGCGGATGGTCTGCTCGGGCCACTGCCGCATGTGGATGGGATGTGAGTCCTCGCTCACGGCGAGCCACGTGGCGTCGGCGTCGTCGATCGTGGCGCACAGCGCGCCCCAGCCACGGTCACCTGCGTCCTCGAGCCGCTTGTCGGCCAGGTCCTGCAGCTTGAGCAGCGAGCGCTTCTTGTCTGCCGGCGGATCGCTCACCATGGCCAGCGCGCCCAGCCGCTCCCACGACCACTGCGGCCAGATCGTCTTGGGGTTCACCGCCCAGTCCGAGTACCCGCTCTTGGTGCGCATGAGCTCAGCGCATAGCCAGCTCTTACCCGATCTCATGGCCGTTCTCCAGACCGAGGTCAGCCAGCAGCATCGCTGCGTTGCGCAGGATCAACCGCTGCTGCTCGGGCGAGTGCTCGCCGCGCGCGACGCGCTGCAACCCCTCGATCACCGCCTCGATCACCATGGCGCGAGAGGGAGACACGCCCGCGGGCGTGTCGGGGAAGTCGTACATCTGGTGATTGCCCATCATGTACTCCGTACTCAGTACTAGGTTCTAGGTGCGTGGGTTGCGCGCATCCAGTCCAGGCTGTTGAACCATTTCCACAAGTCCCTCTGATGCTCACCGTCGATGACCCTGATCAAGCTCTTGGTCAGCCACGTGCTCTGGTCCTTGCGGAGCTGACGCCACAGCTGTGAGGTGTACCTGGGGCTCTCGGCGAGGCTCAGCTGCGCCGTCTCCATCACCTCGACCACGCGCGCTCCCTTGGCCCATGTGCGCCCGGTCAGCCAGTGCGCGAGCGTCAGCTCCTTGCACGTCTCGACCGTCTCGAAGAGGGCGACCGCGTCGGGCAGCAGCAGCTGCTCGTCCATGCACAGCGCGAAGGTCATGGTGCGTACACGCTCCTCGGGCCATGTGGCCATGGCTGCAGGCCACTGATTGCGCTTCTCGATGAGCCAGTACAGGCCGCTGCGCGCCCGGCCAAGCATCAGCTCGATGAGGCCTGACCACCCGCAGTCGCCACGTCGCTTGAGCAGGCTGCGCATCCTCGCCTTGACCTCGCTCTCGCTCAGCGGCACCGTCTCCTTGTACGAGGGCAGCCTCGCCAGCGCGCCCGCTGTCTCGAGCGTCAGCGGCCACCCGGGTAGCCCTACCGCTTTGGCCCGCTTGACCCAGTCCCCCCAGCCGCTGCGCGCGTAGATCAAGTTCCCGATCAGGTCTGTGAGGACCCCGTTGCGCGTCATGACTGCCCCCTCAGCACCTGCAACATTGACACTGCCGCGTCGATCAGCCGACGCCGCTCCACGCGGTACGCCATGGTGGAGGCAGGGCCGGCACCGGCCGAGGCCGTGAGCGCCTGCGCCAGCGTGGTCACAACCGCCCGCAAGGCCTCAACGCTCCTCGCCTCCCCCGGCGTGGGCGTCTCGGTGGGCATGGTCATGGGCTGCGCCCGGGGCGTCTCGGGGACGGTAGTCTCCCGGGCTTTGGCAGCGCGCAGCCGCGGATAGTGATCGTACAGGTCCAGGTCTTCGATGGTCATGATGAGCGCGCAAACATGCAGGTGTGGGTGAGGGCGGACGCCCTAGTACTCTGTACTTTGGATTAAGCATTAAGTACTGAGTGCTAAGAATTGCATGAGCCCACTGAATTATTAATCGAATTATTAATCCAATTAATAATCCAGGGGATTATTAGGCTTTGGCTGGGGCCATTCGCATGTGCTTCAGGTCAGGCAGGGGTTGATTGCGGTTGATGCTGTGCTGGGTGAGCCACGCATCGAGATCAGCGGTGCTGAACTTCGGGTTGTCCAGGATCTGTGCCGCCAGCACGTTGCAAAGGTGGCCAGGCAGATGCCAGAGGATGGGCAGGATGTCGATCTGGACATGGGTCGGGTCGCTCTTGTTCGGACCTTTTGCATGCTCGAAGGTCAGGAAGATCAGCCCTTCCGACAGCCCAGTGCGGTCGTCAGGCAGGCGTTCTGCTAGGCGGTTGATCATGAACTTCGACACACGTTGCCGCCCCGCTTGGGCGCGGTAGGCGGCTTCGATCCGCCATTCCAGGGCGTACTGTTTGCCAGGTGACAGGCTCATGACTTTTGGCAGGCTTGAGGGCGGTACGGCTGCGCGGTAATTGATCCGTGCTCGCAGCCATGCCAGGGCTTGGCTGCTCTCCAATTGGGTGTATTCCATGGGTTTCTCCTCGGGGGTGAAAAGAGCGATCTAGCAAATGTCTGTAGCACTTTAAGTGCTACAAGTGACTACAACGATTGCGACGGCTAGAGAATGGTGCTACATCCCTATGCGAGTGCTAGAAATCCCTACGTTCAAGGAATGACCTTACTCGGAGTAGGGGTGTTGCACTTAATGCTATGCAATCGCTAGATTGTAGCACTTCCAACTGCTACACTGCTACAGACTTTTGCTAGATCTAATCCTCTGTAAGTCCTTGATTCTATTGAAGGCTCTTAAAAGCTTATAGCTATCGCTATACTTGTAGTAGTAGTAGTAAATAAAAAAAGAAGTTCAGATAAAGCGAAGAAACAGTTTTTTCCTCTAGCAGAAGCATTCCATTTCACAAAAAATCACATCGTCAAATTTTGTGAATCGCCTTTGCATCAAAAGCGTCAAGGCGGAACCCCCGTAACAAGTGCTACAGCGAGGCCCAATCTAGCAGATGTTACGAGGATAGAGAGGACGGCGCGTTTCCACGCCGCCCTCATTCAGAGATCAGCTCGGGAACTGGTCAGCCACCCGCTCCACCGGGTAGCCGCGTCCGTCCTGCTCTTCCATCCATTGCTGGACCTCTTCATCCTGCTCGAACTCCTGCGCCCAGTTGATGAGCGCAGTGGTCGAGGCCAGGATGTCAGGCAGCACCTGTGCCGGGACACGCTTCTTCAGCCCGATCATCCGGATGACGCGCTCACGGGCCTGCAGCAGCGCGCGGGCAGCTCGCACGGCGTAGTCGTAGTAGACGCGGACCGACAGGGCAGGTTCATCAGCCGGCTCGGTGGTCTCCCACAGCTCGATGATTTGCTCCCGCAAGCCCTGCAACTTGGTGTTGGCGGTCGAGCCTTGCCCCAGCACGCGGCGGGCTTCTTCCTCGCTGACGCCGGCATTGACCAGGCGATCGATGTCGGCCTGCTTGATCTCTTTGCCGCGGATCATGAAATCGATGGTTTCCTCGAACGTGTTCGGCATGTCGAACTCGCTCGGGACGTGCTTCATCAGTTCAGCATGCGCCTTGGTGTACATGGCCTTGTGATCCGCCAGAGCTTCCCGAGCCTGTTCGGCGCGCTCGCCCTGGTCCAGGACGACCGTGGCATTGCCGATGAACTTAGCCATGGCGGTGCCGCAGGTGGAGCGGAGGACGGCCTTGAGCCCACTGCCTTTAAGGGTGTCGTAGTACATGTGTGTTTTCCTTTACAGACTGCGTGTGAGGTCGAAGATTCGACCAGGGTGGTAGACGCCTGACTCGATCCAGCCGAAAGCGAACCGAGCCATGCCTGAGAAGGCGCTGCAGAGCAGACCAGCTACTGCCGCGGCCATCATTCCGGAGAAGGTGCCCCAGTGCATCGCTGCTGTCAGTGGGGTGGCGGCGATGTCCAGGGCAAGGGGCTTGCCAAGCCACTGCAGGGCTGTCTTCCTCGGGAGTTTGAGGAAGATGAGAAAGATTCCCAAGAAAACGATGAAACCTGACGCAAGCATGACCGTGGCACCTCTCTGTTTGGGTGGGGATGCCCCTAGGAGCCTCCAGAAGGCCCATAGCGGCGTTTTTGGGTCGGGCTAGGGTGATTCCCTTATCCCAGGCTCAGAAACGCTCCTAGGGCCTTTTAGAGGCTCTCAAGGGCATTCAAGGCTCCAGCGACTTCAAGGGACGGGATGCCCACGTGCCTCCCAAGGTCAGAAAAACAGGGCGGAGCCCCCGGAGGGGCCCCACCCTGTTCATCAGCGACCGCGGCGAGCGTCGTCGAGCGTGCGGAAGCTGCGGCCTTCGTCGCGTGCAGCCATTAGCTCTTCGAAGTGGGCTTCCTCGAAGGCCTTGGCCGCTTCATACAGTTCCTCGGCGGTGGCCTTCAGCAGCTTCGCGTCCGCGAGGGCGTTCAGGTTGACGAAGCGGCAGGCGCGCTCGGCGGCGTAGTCCGCCTGGCGTTTCACGCTGGCGTAGGTAGCGGTCCAGGTGGAGTACTTGGTAAGCGTGTCGAAGTCCTCGAACACGTCTTCCGGGTCGCTCGTCTCGGGGGCGGCGTCATATTCCGCCTTGATCGAGGGGGCGTCGGCCTTCAGCTGCTCCGCCTCGCTCAGCAGCTGCTTGGTGCGGTGCTCCATCACCAGCTCCAGCGGCATCGACAGCGCCTCGGCAACCATCGCCAGGGCAGCCTCGTCGACCTTCAGGCTGTTCTTCTGCATGCGCGTCAGCGTGCTGTCGATCGTGTCAGCGCGATCGAAGCTCGACAGGCCGTTCAGTAGAGCCATGCCGGCCAGGGCCTTGTGCAGATCGAAGAACTGCTCAGCGCGCAGGTGAGCCTGACGAGCGCGCGAAGCGTCGCTGTCGTTGTCCAGCTGCTCATCCGAGCGGGAGGTCTCATCGAAGTGGTTGCGTTGATCCAGCGTGCCGCCGGCGGTGCGCTCCAGGCGACGTTCCAGAGCCAGTGCGCCGCGTGCGGCGTTCACACCGCGGAAGAGGGCGGTGTTGGCCAGGGCCTTCAGGATGGCGATCTGGGTGGTGGTGTCGTTCTGGGACAGGGCGAAGGAGACGGCGTTCGAGATCATGGTGAAACTCCTGTGAATTGAGGTTTAGTGTTGAGGCGAGCTGCCTCACGGAGCCCCCTCTACCGAAGGGGCTCGATGCGTCAGCTCATCAGATCCTGCAGATAGCAGCGGACCTCATCCTCAGTCATGCTGCCGTCGATCAGAGCTGTCTCCAGCCTGATCAGGATGTCCTCGGGCGACTCGGTGCAGTCGCTGCAGAGGGCGTCCAGCTGCCACTGTTCGTAGCCGGTTTCGAGCAGAGTGTCGTTCATGTCGGCCTCCGCTCAGCGCTTTGCAACCCAGAAGCGGGGCAGACCAATGCTGCGCGCTGCCTCGCGTTCCTCGAGTTTGCCCTGCATCACGAGCCGTTCCAGAATCGGCCTGTAATTACGGGGCAAAGTGCGGTGCTCCATCACGAAATCGATCACGAGATTGTCGACGAAGTGACCACTCTGGGGGAATTTCCGATTATCCATTGTGATGCTCCAGTTCAGTGAATTTATAATCAATCGCCCCGAATTATTAATCCGGGGCATTATTCGGTTTCAGCAGCCGATGCGTTGCACAGCGCGCATTGCACGACAGAGATCTTCGCTCAGCGTGAGCCGGCGTGTCTCGAGCGCCTGAATCGCAGGCGTGTCATACATCGCGTTGTCCAGCTCTCGCAGGAGCTGGCAGCACTCCTCGTGCATGATGCCCGAGGACAGCTCCGCGAAGCCGCGCAGGATGGAGCGCAGGTGCTCAACGCGGGCCCGGCCCAGGACTTTGGCTTGGCGCTCGAAGGCGGGGAGATGCAGTTCGTTCATGGTGATGCTCCAGTTCAGTGAGTTGAAGGTGTTCACAGCGCGTCGCGCCAGGCCTGCTCGGCAGCACGACGTTGTCCAGCGCGCTCTTCCACGTGGGGGCGTGTCCGCGGCGCACGAGGGGCGGGTTTGGCTGTCATCAGGCGACGGAGGAAGCCAATGACGAAGACGGCGATCAGTGCAGCGATGGCGTAGTTGATGATTTCCATGGTGATGCTCCAGATGGGTGAAGAACGTTGAGGAAAAGAGGGCCCGGCATGCCGGGCCCGTGAGGGATCACAGCGCGTAGCAGAGATCGAGCTGTTCAATCTCATATGCCATCTCGCTGCACAGCTCGCGCGCTTCAGCGTAGCGGCTGAGGATTTCAGCCTGTCGGATCGCCGGCAGCGTGTTCATGAAGTCTTGCCCCGGCGTCCGCTCGTGCCCCGAGCGTGCGGCTTTGACTAGGACGAAGCTGGCAATGCTGCGCAGGTCACTGACAAGCCCCGCGGGCACTTCCTCGCTCAGCTCCTTGGCGTGGCGCTCGAGGTCGGCGGCCAGCTGCATGCAGCGCGCCGAGAATTTCTGCGTGGTCATCATGACACGCCTCCTCACAGAGCTGCCGAGTCGGCAGAGTCACGACGTGCGTCAACCTCGGTGAGGTGACGCGCTGCTTCAGCCTGGCGAGCTTCGCGCAGCGCGCGAAGCTCTGCCATGGCGTCGCGCACCGGATCTTCGATCATCTTGCCGAAGATGTAGCCCGCGCCCATCAGCGTGGCCACGGCGAGTGCGCTGCCAACCGGCCCGAGGGTCTCGGTGTCGGTGGCTTTCTCGGTGAGGAGGACGAAGACAGGATTGTTGGTGTCCATGGTGTTGCTCCAGTTAGGTGATGAACAATCAGGAAGAGAGGGCCCGGCATGCCGGGCCCATGAGGGATCACATCTCGCGGATGTAGGCGATGGCATCGCCGAGGTCCATGCGAGCCAGCAGCTCAGTGTCACGCTGCTGTTCAGCGTAGCGCTTGTCCAGCTCAGCCTGGCGCTTGGCGCTGCGTTTCACGCGCTTCAGCGCGGAAGGCAGCTTTTGCGGCGCAGCCGCAGGCTTGGCACGAAGCGCCTTCAGTTGCTCTTGCGACTCACGCACGAGCGCACGCGCAGTGTCGCGCACGGACGCGGGGCAGCGCGCCATGAAGTCGCGGATGCGCATGTTCAGCGCGTCGCGCTTCTCTGCCTGCTCGAGCACCCACATGGTGAGCTTGTAGAGGCGCACGTTCAGCGTGCGATCCTCAGTGGCGGAGAAGTCGCCCTTTGCCTCCGTCATGTCGGAGCTGATCACGTTGAGCCAGTTGGCGAATTGGACGACAGTCATTGCTTTCATGGTGTTCTCCGAAGGAGTGTGGTGATGAACACACGAGAAAAGAGGCGAGCGCTTGCGCGAGCATCAAGCGCGAACGTTAGTGAGCACATACTAAGGCCGCGAAGCGGTCCTTAGCTGTTTTCAACGCGCAAAACGAGTCTAAGCACTCAGTACTCGGTACGTAGTACCGAGTACTTGGTGCGAGGCGCCGCAGGCGCCGAGCTGCATGCGAGCGCAGCGAGCACTGTGTTCTGAGCACTCCGAACGCAGTGAGGAGTGAACAGTTAAAAATCCGGCGAAGCCGGATCTGAGTACCCAGTACGAAGTACTGGGTACTACGAGGTTGAGCGAAGCGAAACCGAAGTGGGGGGTGGGGATTTTGAAGTCGGGGAGCCCCCGGATCGCGCCGGCTCGAAACGGACGAAATGGACTCGTACTGAGTGTTCCTTAGTGGAGCCGCCCTGACGGGCCGGCCCAGGCAGCGTGCCGACGACGACCCGGCCGCCGCCCGGCAGCGCCCCTCTCTTCTCTTCCAAGTACCCAGCACTTAGTACGAGGTACCAGGATCAAATCCGAACCACCCCCCGGCCTCATGACAGTACCGTCTCCTCCGAAAAATTTCGGCAAATTTTGAAACGGAGCACGTGTCATCCCTCGAGGGCGTGCGCCCCTGGCGCAGCCTGTCATGCCGCCGCGAGCGGCTGGGTCCATCAGGGCCTCGAGGCCTGCATGCACCTCGGCGGTGCCGGGCACAGCCCTGACCACCCCTGCCCAACCCACTTGACGGCCTGCCAGGGCCGTCGTGTCAGACCATGCCTGCCAGGCCCCTCAGCCCCCGTGCAGATCCAAGAACTTAGTACCGAGTACGAAGAAGATCGCACCGGCTTCGCTGCAGATGGTGAGGAGCACCCCAGCGCCCAGGGTCGTTTAGATCGTCACGAAGCCTCCTCTCGGGCTCCGCCACCCACCATCGGCTCGTAGGCACCATGACGTTTGCGGTGGTAGACTTAGGGACTTTTAGGAGGGGCCACCATGGCTCGCAAAGGTGTGTCGCTGCTCACGAGCCTCAAGGAGGAGGTGGCGCAGGCGGCAGAGAAGACTGACGACCTGATCCTGTTCGACGAGATGCTGCCGACCAAGCCGCTGACCGCCCAGCAGGAGGCGTTCGTGCGGTACTACGTCGACGACGGCATGAGCCTGTCGGGCGCCGCCCGCAAGGCGGGGTTTTCCAACGGCACGATGGTGATGAAGGGCGCGGCGGTGCGCCGGGCTGTCGAGCTGCGGCGGGAGGAGTATGCCGCGGCGTCACGCGTGTCCAAGAAACGGGTGGTGGACGGCATGCTCGAGGCCATCGAGGCGGCCAAGCTCAAGGCCGACCCTGCCGTCATGGTGGCGGGGTGGAAGGAGATCGGGCGGCTGTGCGGCCACTACGAGCCCACGAAGACGCAGATCGAGGTGAGCGTCAACGGCCAGGTCATGCTGCAGAAGATGACGGCCATGTCCGACGAGGAGCTGCTGCGCCTGGCGAGCGAGGACGCCGTCGACGCTGACGTGATCGAGGCGGGCGATGAGTGACGAGCAGGTCAAGGAGCTGTCCAAGTCGGCGTCGGCCAAGAAGCTGCTCGCCGACCGCGTGCTGGCGCGCCGGCGGCTGATCCACTTCACCAAGATGACCCACCCGTCGTATGAGCCGGGGTGGGTCCACCAGGACATGTGCCGGCGGCTCGAGGTCTTCAGCGAGGCGGTGCGGCAGAGGAAGAGCCCCCGGCTGATGATCATGTGCCCGCCGCGGACGGGCAAGAGCGAGCTGGCGTCCATCCGCTTCCCGGCGTGGCACCTGGGCCATGCCCCCAACCACGAGATCATCAACGTGGGGTACAACCTCGAGCTGCCGACGGGCTTCTCGAGGAAGGTGCGGGGGCTGATCCAGGACCCGGTGTACGCCGGGGTCTTCCCGGGCACGGCGCTCGACCCCCAGTCGCAGTCGGCCGAGGCCTGGCTGACCACGAGCGGCGGCGGCTTCACGGCGGCCGGTGTCGGGGGTGGTATCACGGGTAAGGGCGCGCACCTCCTGATCATCGACGACCCGATCAAGAACCAGGAGGAGGCGGACTCGGCGCTGGTGCGCGACAAGCTGTGGGACTGGTACCAGTCCACGGCCTACACCCGTCTGGCTCCCGGCGGCGGCGTGCTGGTCATCCAGACCTGCTGGTCGGACGACGACCTGGCGGGGCGCCTGCAGCAGGCCATGAGGAAGGGTGCGGAGTTCGACCAGTTCGAGATCGTGAAGTACCCGGCGATCTCCGAGCAGTGGGAGTACCGCGACGACTCGAACCCGGACGTGCCCGGGCCGATCATCCGGTCGCCGACGCCGCTGGACCTCTCCCTGCCGGACAATGCCGGGCTGACGCTGCTGCGCCCGATCGACTTCTGCCTGCACGAGGCCCGGTACTCGACCGAGGCGTTGAAGCGGGTGCGGGCCAACATGCAGCCGCGGATCTGGTCAGCGCTGTACCAGCAGAACCCGGTGCCGGACGAAGGTCTGTACTTCCGGAAGGAGTTCTTCCGGTTCGCGGATCAGCCTGCGCTGGACAACGTTCGCATCTTCACGGCCTGGGACTTCGCCATCGGGACGAAGCAGGTCAATGACTGGACGGTGGGCACCACCATGGCGTTGACGCCCGACGACGACTTGTTCGTGCTGGACGTGCATCGCATGAAGGGCGACGCGCTCGAGATCGTCGAGGCCATGCTCAACGTGGCCGGGCGCTTTGGGGCGGACCCGACCGTCGGGTACACTCTCGGCGTGGAGAACGGCCAGATCTGGCTGACCCTCAAGCCGTTCCTCGACCGCCGGATGCGCGAGCGTCGGCTGTTCCTGCCCATCGAGGTCATGAAGCCGCTGACCGACAAGATGGTCCGGGCGCGCCCGCTGCAGGGCCGCATGCAGCAGGGCAAGCTGTGGTTTCCCAAGAACGCCACGTGGTTCCCCCAGGTGGAGCAGGAGCTGCTGCGCTTCCCCGCCGGCGTCCACGATGACGTGGTCGACTCGATGGCCTGGGCCACCCATTTGGCGTTGGCTATGGAACCGCCACGTATAATAGAGCCTCCCAAACCTCCGAGCTGGCGGGACAAGCTGCTCCCGTCGTTCTCTGGATCTCACATGAGTGCCTGAAATGCCTGTCAACACAGAGAAGACCTCCGAGGTCTGGAACCGGTACGTGTACCTGCGGGACCACGGCCATCTGAAGTTCATCCAGAAGGCCGACCGCTGCGACAAGTTCTTCCAGGGCCTCCAGTGGGACTCCGCCGACCTGGCCGCCCTGAACCAGGCCCGGCGTCCGGCCCTGACCATCAACAAGATCATCTCGACCATCGCCAACGTGCTGGGTGAGCAGATCTTCAACCGCACCGACATCGCGTTCCGCCCGCGCAACTCCGGGGCCACCTCCGAGGTGGCGGACGCCCTGACCAAGGTGTTCAAGCAGATCAGCGACAACAACCAGCTGCCCTGGGTCCGCTCCGACGTGTTCTGCGACGGCGTGATCCAGAGCCGCGGGTTCTACGACGTGCGGCTGGACTTCAGCGACAACCTGCGGGGCGAGGTGCGGATCACCCAGCTCAACCCGAAGAACGTGCTGATCGACAGCGACGCCGATAGCTACGACCCGGACGACTGGCAGGACGTGATCACCACCTCCTGGATGACCATCGACCAGATCGAGATGCTCTACGGCAAGTCCAACGCCGAGCTGCTACGCATCCAGACGGGCGCCGCCAACGACTGGGACTACGACGCCGCCGACTTCAACCGCGACCGCTTCGGCGGCCCGTCGGTCGTGGGTCACACCGGTCTGGGCGAGGAGCAGGAGCGGATCCGCCGCAACATCCGGGTGATCGAGCGCCAGTACCGAACGCTCCACAAGGCCACCCACTTCGTGGACCTATCCAACGGCGACAGCCGGCTGGTCCCCAACGACTGGGACGAGGCCAAGATCCAGGACTACCTGTCCCGCAACCCGAACATAGCCACGACCCGGAAGCTGGTTCAGCGCATCCGCTGGACGGTCATCGCCGGCAACGTGCTGCTGCACGACGACTGGTCGCCGTACCGGCACTTCACGGTGGTCCCCTACTTCCCGTACTTCCGCCGTGGCCAGACCGTGGGCATCGTCGAGAACCTGCTGGGACCCCAGGAGTTGCTGAACAAGGTCAGCTCCCAGGAGCTGCACGTGGTCAACACGTCGGCCAACAGCGGCTGGCTGGTCCGCCGCAACAGCCTGGTCAACATGTCGGTGGCTGAGCTGGAGCAGCGCGGCGCCCAGACGGGTCTGGTGCTGGAGGTGGACGATGTCAACAACGTCACCAAGATCCAGCCGAACCAGACGCCGTCCGGCCTGGACCGTATCAGCTACAAGGCCGAGGAGCACATCAAGGCCATCAGCGGCGTGTCCGACTACATGCAGGGCTTCGCCCGGGAGGACGTGGCCGCCAAGTCGGTCGTGGCCAACCAGAAGTCCGGCCAGGCCAACATGGCCAAGGTCATGGACAACATGAACCGGACGGACCACCTGCTGGCCCGCGCCGTGCTCGCGCTGGTCCAGGAGTACTACACCGAAGAGCGTCTCGTTCGCATCACGGCCGACAAGATGCTGGGCACCACCGAGGAGATGGTCGTCAACCAGGTCACGCCCGAGGGCACGATCCTGAACGACCTGACCCTGGGCGAGTACGCCATCGTCGTCACCAACGAGCCCGAGCGCGACACGTTCGAGGACAGCCAGTTTGACCAGGCCGTCCGGCTGCGGACCGAGGTGGGCATCCAGATCCCGGACAAGTTCATCATCCAGGCCTCCCGCCTGCGTGACAAGTCCGACATCATCACCGAGATGGAAGGCGACCCGAACAGCCCCGAGGCCCAGAAGCAGGCCGAGCTGCAGCAGCGCATGCAGGAAGCTGAGGTGGCTCAGAAGGAAGCCGACGTGGCCAAGGCTCAGGCAGACAGCCAGTTGTCCCAGGCCCGCGCCCAGCGCGAGCAGGTCATGGCCCAGCTCGAGGCTCAAGGCGAACCCGCCGAGCAGGACACCACCATGGTCGAGCTGCAGAAGCTGCAGGCCGAGATGGAGCTGAAGTTCAAGCAGCTGGAGATGGAGATCGCCCTCCAGCGCGAGAAGATGGCCCAGGAGATGGCCCTCAAGCGCGAGGAACTGGCCATGACCAGCCAGCTCAAGGCCGAGGAGAGCCGAAATCAGCAGGCTATCGCTCAGCAGCAGGCCATAGAGAAAGCCAAATCGGATAGAATCGCCGCAGTTCATCAACGGGCGCAACCCCGGGACAACGCCCAGTCCCCCTCCGGCAAGCCGGCCGCCCCGGCACAACCCCGGTCTGACAAGGAGTCCTCCAAGTGAGCGATCAAGAGCAAGCAGCGCAATCCGAGAACCCAGAACTGAGTACCGAGAAGGACCGCGGTGACCATTTCGAGCCCGAAAAGGAGCCCGAAAAGGAGCCCGTCAAGGACAGCCTGAGCGAGGCCGAGGCTGACCTGGACAAGGAAGGCGAGGAAACTGCCGAGGAAAAGGCCCAGCGGGAGGCCGAAGAGGCCGCCGCCGAGGCCAAAAAGCGCATTCGGATCCCGAAAGCCCGCTTCGACGAGGCCATGACGAAGGCTCGGGAGCGGGAAAAGGCCCTCCAGGCCGAGATTGAGCGCCTCCAGGGGGCCCAGCAGGAGCGTCAGTACGGCGTCGACCTGGGCGCCATGCGCTCCAAGATCGAGGAGCTGTCGGACAAGTACGAAGACCTGATCATGGAGGGCATGAAAGAGGAGGCCCGCAAGGTCCGCCGTGAGCTGGATGCCCTGCGTGATCAGTTCAACGACGCCTCCGTGGCCGTCAAGACCCAGGCCGTGCGCAAGCAGACCCTGGACACCCTCTCCTACGAGCGGGCGCTGGATGAAGTGGAGCGCAAGCACCCCGTCCTGAACCCGGATGCCCCCGAATTCGACGCCGCCAAGGCCAACGAGGTCGCAGACCTGATGGACGCGCTGATCGCCAAGGGCAAGAACCGTGCCCAGGCGCTCGCTCAGGCCGTCAAGTACGTGGTCGGCGCCCCCGTCGAGAAACCCACGGCCCCGGCCCGGGCCGTCGAGGCCCGCCAGCGCGCTGCCGACGCCGACAAGCGTCAGCCCCCGGCCACCACCGCGGTCGGCAAGCCGTCGGACCAGAACGGTCTGCGCGATGGCAACCCCGGCAAGCTGACCCAGGCCCAGTTCGACCGCCTCGACGAGGCCACCATTGCGCGTCTGCGCGGGGATGACATCTGATGCAAGAGTTCGGGTCACTCCTCAGTGACCTGCTCGCCGCAGGCAAGCCGGTCGAGAGCCGGCTCCTGCGCGACGAGACGGGTCGCATCTGCCTCGACGTGAATGGCCAGCGGTTCCGGCTCTTCAACAACGAGTTCCGCCCGGACGAACCGGCCCCGGCGAAGCCGCCGACCCAGCGCGTGCTCTCGCCCGGACTGGACGGGCTCCTGATGGGGGCGATTGGTGGACGCTAATCTGGCGATCATGTGGCTGAAGGGCCTCGTGGAGTCCGGCATCAACGTGGCCGGGCCTGACACCTGGGCGCGGGTGCGGCAGGTCGTGCTGTCTGCCGAGCTGGTCGACCCCGCCCCCACCAAGATCGTCGAGGTCTACCGACCCCCGGTGCTTGACAAATCCCGGCTGGAGCAAGAGTTGTCGTCGTGACTTCGTCTTGCCCCAGCCGTAAGTCTTTGATAGGCTTCGCCTATTCGCTTCGTGGCAGCGATAGAGCCACCTGTCCGCCGACCGGGGCGTTCCCGGTGATTGTTCAACTTCCCTGAGAGAGGCCACAAATGGCTCTTACCAACTTTGGTCTGCTGACCGACGAGCAAAAAACCATCTGGTCGATGGACATGTGGAAGACCGCCCGGAACGTGTCGTTCATCGGCAAGTTCCTGGGCACGGGCTCCAACTCCATGATCCAGAAGATCGACGAGCTGAAGAAAAACGAGAAGGGCGCCCGCGCAGTCATCACCCTGCTCACCGACCTGGAAGGTGACGGCGTCGCTGGCGACCGCAACCTGGAAGGCAACGAAGAAGCCATGCGCTCCTTCGACCAGGTGATCCACATCGACCAGCTGCGTCATGCTGTCCGCCTGGAAGGTCGCATGGCTGACCAGAAGTCCATCGTGAACTTCCGCCAGAACGCCCGCGACCAGCTGGCCTACTGGCTGGCCGAGCGCATGGACCAGATGGCCTTCCTGACCATGTCCGGCGTGTCCTACAACATGAAGAACAACGGCGCCCCGCGCGGTCGTTCGGATCTGTCCCAGCTGGAGTTCGCCGCCGACGTGACTGCTCCGACTGACGCCCGCCGTGCCCGCTACGACGCCGCCAACAAGCGGCTGGTCGTGGGCGGCACCTCCTCGCAGGTGATGGCAGCCGACACCCCGACGTGGGACCTGTTCGTGCAGCTGAAGGCCTACGCCAAGGACCAGTACATGCGCGGCCTGAAGGGCAACGGCGGCGAGGAGACCTACCACGCCTTCCTGACCCCGCAGGCCATGATGCGCCTGAAGCTGGACCCGCTGTTCATGCAGAACGTCCGCTCCGCTCAGGTCCGCAGCGGCAGCAACCCGCTGTTCACCGGCTCGAGCGTGATGATCGACGGCATCATCTTCCACGAGTACCGCAACGTCTACAACACTGCCGGCGCCGCTGCTGGTCAGAAGTGGGGCGCTGCCGGCAACGTGGACGGCTGCCAGATCCTGTTCTGCGGTGCCCAAGCGCTGGCCATGGCTGACCTGGGCAACCCGGACTGGACCGAGAAAGAGTTCGACTACGACAACCAGATCGGCATCGCCACGGCGAAGATCCTGGGCTTCCTGAAGCCGCAGTTCAACTCGATGTACAGCAACAACACCAAGCAGGACTTCGGTGTGATCTCGGTGTACACGGCCCAGTGATAGACTACCCCTCATCTTGAATCCAACGAGGTGAGGGGGTCTACCGCGCATGTCGCTCGTACCAAACGCGCTCAATCTAGGGGAGCCGTGGTCTGGCTCCCAGGACACCCCCGCCGCCCCTCTCTGGCAGCTGTTGGAGATGGGTGGCTTCGCTGTGCGCATCGGCTACGTGGCTGGAGGCTTCCTCCAGACCAACGAGCACATCCGCATCCGGACGCCCCCGCGCGTCAGCACCACCCCGATTACCTTGCGCTTCTACGTTGGGGAGTACCTCAACAACGTGGTGCGCGCAGAAGACACCCGCCTGACTGAGATTGGCACTGCCCAGTTCACCCAGGCGGAAGAGACGATCCTGATGCCGTCATGGCGCGCCGGGCACACCCGCACGGTGCAGCTCTTCATGACGGTCGACAACCCGCGTGACCTCCGCTGGGCGCCTGAAGGCGGGTATGTCGTCGAGCTGCTGCAGACCGAACCCCTGTCGCAGTCGCAGACCATCACCCCCGCAGGCGCTGCCCCGACGCTCGACTTTGGCACTGCTCGACTGAAGGCCGGCGCGGTGCCTGTGAGCCCCAACGGGCGTGCCCCGGACAGTGCGGTGGGCTCCCCCCGGCTGGGCGCCGGCGCTGTGGCCATCACCCCTGCCGGGCTCGCGTCCACCGCGGGCTTCGGCAACAGCCGGCTGGGTGCCGGCAGCGTGTCCATCACCCCGGCAGGGCTGGCCCCGGCGATCGGCTTCGGCTCCCCCCGGCTGGGTGCCGGCAGCGTGACCATCGGTGTGACCGGCTTCGACGGCGGCGATCTGGGCACGCCCCTCCTGACAACCGGCGGTGCGATCGTGGCCCCCACCGGTGCCGCCAACGATCCAATCTTCGGAACTGCACGGCTGAGTGCCGGCGCTGTGACCGTCGCTCCTGCCGGCCTCGCGCCGACCTTCGAGGTCGGTCCCCCGGCGGTCTCTTCGAGCGGAGCCGTCATCAGCGTCAGCAGCATCACCTCGGTCGTCATGGTCGGCAGCCCTGCTGTCACGGGTCGTCGTCCTGTTCCGAAGACGATCTCCCCGCTCGGCATTGCCCCGCGGCTGGAGATCGGGCGCCTCAAACTCACCCAGGGCAAGGCCGGGCCCCGCACCCTCGGTGTGCAAGGCATTGATTCCGCGAACACTTTCGGCTCTGCCGTGGCCTACGGGTTGGCGCCCTATTCGCCCTACGTGGTAACATCCAGCATCCCCAGCCGCACCTCTTTCGGCAATTACGCCTCGATCCGGCTGGCTTCTCAACCGCAGCTCCCACCCGGGGCTGACCCACTCGAGAGAGTACTCATGGCGAACATCGCTTCCGTGCGTACCGCACAAGAGGTGCTGACCGTCGAGATCCCCATCGATCTGACGAAAGACACCTACACCGACCCCACCACCGGCGTCCAGAAGCCCATCGCTGAAGGCACCCCGACGACCGGCATCCCTCTGGTCAAGCTGCCGCGCGGCGCCCGCATCCTCGGTGGCGGCGTGGTCACGCTGAATGCCATCACCGACACGGGTGCCAAGGTCACGCTCAAGCTGTCCGAGCCGAAGACCAACACGGCTATCTTCAACGGCGACGACATCAAGTCCGCCGGCAACCGGCCGATCGCCGGTAGCGGTGTGTTCTTCGAGGACACCCCGGTGCAGCTGACCCTGGGCGCGCAGAAGATCACCGCCGGCCAGATCATTGTCAGTCTGCAATTTGCAGTCCGTGACCGTGCGGACTACAACCTCGGAGGTGTATGATGGCCTGGCTCTCGCACCCTGGCAACGTCGTTGTCAACACGATCTACGGCTGGAGCGGCACGTTTGAACCGGACGTGCCCGTCCATGTCCCGGATGTAGCCGAGCGCGAATGCCGCGCCGTCGGTTGCGTCGATGCCGAGCCCCCGGCAGAGCCGGTCGAGGCCAGCAAGAAATCGAAGAAGGCCGAGTGAGATGACGCCCCAGCAGCTGCACGACCTGTTCCGCGCGCACGTCCGTGACGAGGCCTACCCCTACCTGTGGTCTGAGGTGGAGGTGTGGGCCTACATGAACGACGCGCAGGAGCAGTTCTGCCGGCTGACTGGGGGCATCCCCGACTCAACTTCCGACCTCTGCACCGTCGAGTACGATGCGGGGGATGCCTTCGTCGATTACGACCGCCGCATCCTGAAGCTGCGGCGCGTCACCCGGGATGACAGATGCCCGGTCGAGATCGTGAACGACGAAGACATCCAGTTCGGCACCCGGCGCCCCACGCCCCGCGAAGGCGAGGTCCACGCCGTGGTGATCGGTGATGACCAGTACTCCATGTTCCTGCGGGACATCCCGCGTGAAGATGGTGAGCTGAACCTGCACGTGCTGCGCCTCCCCCTGGAGGAAGTGACCGGTCCCGAGTCCCAACTCGAGATTGACAGGCAGCACCATCTCCACCTGCTTGATTGGATGAAGGCCCTGGCCTACTCCAAGCAAGACGCGGAAACCTACGACAAGGGCAAGGCGGAAGAGTTCCAAGCCGCCTTCGCAGCCTATTGCGACAGGGTCCGCACCGAGCAGGGGCGCCGGGAGCATAAACCCCGTACCGTCGCCTATGGAGGCCTATGAAGATCCTGCTGTCCTGGGGCAACAAAGTCAGCCCCGAATTCCGTACCCGTGTCGTCGATATGTGCAAGCGCTTCGGCTGGACCCACGAGCACGCCTCGTGGATCATGGCCTGCATGGCGTTTGAGTCCGGCGGCACCTTCCGCCCGAACGTCCGCAATGCAGCGGGCAGCAAAGCGGTGGGCCTGATCCAGTTCATGCCCGCCACCGCGACGGCTCTCGGGACCACCGACACTGCGCTCGCCGCCATGACGGCTGAGGAACAGCTCGTGTGGGTCGAGAAGTACTTCCGCCCCTTCGCCAAGCGCATCCGCAGCCTGTCGGACATGTACATGGCGATCCTGCTGCCTCGGATGATCGACGCCCCTGATGCGGCATCGCTCTTTGACCACGGCATCGCCTACAGCCAGAACAAAGGTCTGGACCTGAACCGCGATGGCATCGTCACGAAGGCCGAGGCAACGCACCGCGTCGCCGCGAAGCTGCAGGAAGGCAGGCTGCATGCCTGCACCGAGGTCTGGTGATGACGTGGGTCGACTTCTTCTGGGCGACATGGTGGGGCAAGACGCTGGCCTACGTCAGCGTGTCCGCCGTGGCGGGCGGGATCGGATACATGCTGCGCACCGCGAATGAGGGCTCTCGCCCCACCGCGTGGCGCACGATGTTGGAAGTCTGCGCTGCGGGCTTCGTGGGGCTCCTGTTCAAGCTGGTCTGCGAGGAGATGCACCTCTCAGACCAGTGGACGGGGGTTATCGTTGGGCTGGCAGGGTGGCTTGGTGCCAACGCGAGCGTGAGCGTGCTGGAACAGTTCGTCTACGACAAGCTCGGCATCAGAAAGTCCCCCCGCAACGAGGAGAACGAATGATCGCAACCCTGTCCAAGTACCCCGTACTGGGTACTTCGATTCGCTTCATCACCGGCAAGGCCCGTCTGTTCGTCGAGTACGTGCTGCTAGCCCTGCTGGTAGCGGCGGTGGCCAGCTGCGTCACGCTGTGGATGGAGACCAAGTCCCAGAAGCAACAGCTGCACGAGCTGCGGTACAGGATCTCGCAGAACGAGGCCCTGAACGAGCGCCAGTCGCAGACCATCGCGGAGCTGTCCGAAGCCCGCCTGAGAGACGCCGCGGCGACAGCCGGGCTGATCAAGGACTTCGAGCAGCTCGCCAAACTTGATCGATCAACCCAACGCAAGCTGAAGGAGCTGGAGAGAAAAAATGTCGCAGTGCGTAGTTATCTCGACCAGCCTGTGCCTCCTGAGCTTGGCTGCCTGCTCGACGGGTCGTGCGCTGCACGAGCCGCCGCGAGTCGAAATCAGGCAGGTTCGGGTACTGCCGCCGGAAAGCCTGATCCAGCCTTGCGAGGTGCCAAAGATCAGCTCGGTGGCGGTCAATCGAGACCTGGTTGAGGCACTGACCACGCAGCGCAATGCGCTGCGCCAATGTGCCCGAAAGATTGATAGAATTCGCCAATGGGTGGGCGAGGGATCACCCGATTCAATAGAGGAGCCTTAAATGGCAAATGCACTGTTTGACTCTGCCCGCCAGCTGTTTCTGGAAGGCGGTCTGAACTGGAAAACCGACCCGATTTACGTCGCACTGATTGATGCGGGCAAGATCTCGGTCAACCTGGCCGCGCACACCCAGTACAGCACGTACCAGGCTGCCGTCGTGGGTTCGCCGGTCCAACTGACGAACAAGAAGACCGACGGCGGTGCCGCTGACGCGGACGACGTGACGTTCCAGTCTGTGTCGGGCGACTCCGTCGAGGCGCTGCTGATCTACAAGCAGGGTGCGCCGGAGGCCAACGGCAACCTGATCGCGTGGATCGACACGGCGACGGGCCTGCCCATCGTGCCGAACGGCGGCGACATCATCGTCACCTGGGACAACGGTAACAACAAAATTTTCAAACTGTGATCAGCGCGAGCGTCAAGTTCATTCGCAGCTCGGACAAGGGGGTTCCCCCCACTCCGAGCGATTGGGCCACCTTTGTCGCTTGGATCAAGGGTGTCTTCATCAACGGCTTCAACGAGGTGAACGTCACCCGCGTGGCTCATCAGACGGGGGAACTGACGCTCACGCTTCCGGACACCCACGGCTTCGAGCAGTGGCAGGTGCTCACCTTGTCTGGCGCCGCGGACGCGCGGTTCAATGTGGACATGCGCGTGCTGCGGGTGCGAGGCCAAGAGGTGGTGTGCAGCGTGGACAACAGGCTGCCGCCCACCACGACGGGTGCGATGAAGGTGAAGCAGGCGCCGGTCGGGTGGGAGATCACCTACGAGAACGAGACGACGCTGGTGCTCCACTCCAAGGCGCCCGGCGGGCAGTACTACTTCCAGTTCCTGAAGCGGGGCGATCAGCAGATCGAGATCCGGGGGGCTGAGGGGTGGGCAAATGGGCAGCCGGTGAACGAGTGGTACAGGTCGATCTCTTCGACGCAGTCGGAGAGCTGGTGGGGTGGGCTCAGCTATGCGCGCTCGCCTTGGGCGGTGATCGGGGACGACCAGCTGTTCTACACCCTGCACGGTACTGGGAGTGTTTCGCTGCACCCGCGGGACGCCGCGTTCTCGAACTACGATTTCTACCTCGGCGCTTTCGGGAAGTTCCTCGCGACAAACCCAGCGAATCCAGGGCATTCGGTGTTTTCCCGAACCACTTATACCGCCAATAGCGGTTGGACCAATAAGCTGGATTTCGGAGTGCTCCTCGGGAAGAGCGTGAGTTCTCCTACGGCGGTTGGATCGCGGGATACTAGAGGATCCTTCCTGCTCGGCGGTCAGGGTTTTGAGGTTTGGGGTGCCGAGCCATCAAGCAGCGACGTTGTCTTCCCGCTTGCGGTTCAGAATGGGTTCGTCATCTCCCCGACGTATGTGAGTTCGTCTGGTAGTCTGTGGGGGCAGTGGCCAGGGTTGTACCGCGGGTCGCGCTACCCGGCCGGGCAGGTGGTGACGGGCATCCCGGGGGTGGACGGGCACGCCTTCCTCCCCGTCGCGACGGGTTCCTACGGGGCTCACCGCTGGTTCTTTGACATCACCGGCCCATGGCGCTGACAGAGAAGCGGGTGTGGGTACTGCGGGGTGACAACATCCCGCACCTATTCGATCTCGTGTTTGCCCACACCGCCGGCGGAGCTGCGGCCATGCAGCCTACGCAGTGGTCCGGACAGCAGGGATACTTCTATCCTGGCGGCGCAGATGCAGGCGTGGCCTGGGTGGAGTTTCCGACCGCCCGCGGCTTCGCTGAGCTGCGGGGTCGGCGGCGGAACCGGGGTGATCGACTGGCGCGACTGGAGATCTGGGGTGGGCCGGAGCTTGCGGAGCTGCGACCGCTCTACTTCATGGATGTGCCGGCCAGGACAGAGGAAGAGTCGTTCGTGTTCGACATGACCAAGCCACCGCTGGAGCTTCCAGTGATGCTGGCGGCGCCGATCGTGTCCCCGATGCTCTTCCCCTACACCCCGCCACAACCGCCGCGCCCGATGTTGGTGACGCCGATCCTGTGCGGGGGCGGGACTGAGGTGGACGGGGTGATCTTCGGCACGACGCTCTGTAACGGGGTGCCGACGCGCCGACTGGTGGAGATCCTCGCCGGTGACAACCACCGCTTGGTGGGTTCCTTCCAATCAGGGGCGGACGGGGTCTACAAGGTCGACGGGCTTGTGCCTGGGAAGGAGTACGTGGTCGTCTCCTACCCCCTCGATGGCGGTCAGAACGCGGTCATCTACGACCGTGTGAAGGCGGTGCCGCGCCCGGTATAATCGGCGGATGGCCACGCCTGTCCGCTACACGCCGCCCAGCGGCTACAACCTTCAGCTCGAGTGCGCCAAGGGTAAGTACACTGCGCCCTTGGGGTACGGGCTCGTCCTCGAGTGTCAGGCTTCAGAGCTGACGCACGTCGCCGGCGTGACCATCGTGCGGGAGACCTTGTCCGGTCAGCACGTCGTGCGCGCAGGTTCGGCTTTCATCCGTCCGCTCGGGTGGCAGACGAGCTACGGCGGCAAGCCCAAGGTCACCCCCGGCAAGTTCCTCATCTACGTCCCGTCGGTCCGGAATGATCAGTACTTCGGGCGGCATGGGGTGCGCAACGTCGCGCAAACCATTGCGCCGAAGGGGTGGGACAACGCTGAGTATGGCACGCGGACGATCATCGCCAACAAGCACTCGTTCGTGTACCCCGTCGGCACCGACATCGGTACGTACCGGCCGTTCTCTGGCAACCCACGCTCCGGCAATCTTGTTGAGTACCGCGGGTTTGGGCTCCACCACTTTACGCACTGGCTGCAGCACATCACCGGCTTCACTGGCGGCGACCTTGGGCTGCGGAAGTTCGGCGACCCTGAGCTAAAGCGGAGGCGGCCCCGCCTACCCAACGAGCTTCAACCTGATCCGGTACCGGCCGGGCAAGTCGGTGCTCATACTGTTAAGCGCCTGCACAAGGTCGGGCCGCTCCCTGCGTTCGGGGGTGAGGCCGGGTTCCCTTGGTTCCACTTGAACGGGCAATGGTTCCCGACGGAATCCATCCCGTCCGGGGTGGTAGGAGAGCACGAGGTGAAGCGCGGCGCGCCGCCGCAACACCTGACCTTCGTGTCACTGGGGAACACCTGGACGATCCCGCGCCCCTCTCTGCGCATCGAGGGCACGCAGACGCTCGGCCCGTCCGGCACGGTCTTCTCTGACTATGGCGAGCCTAGGATCGACGGCAAACAGCCGCGTCAATACCTGCAGCCGGCAGGTTGGGACTCACTCACCCCGGTCATGCACCGGACGAAGATCCGGAACCGGCAAGAGACGCTGAAGGACTTCGGCCTCGGTTACGCCAGCTCCTATGTGAGCCCGGACGCGCGGGTGTGGCTGGGGCGTCAGTACATCACCGTGGAGGGCGAGGCGCATACAGCGTTTGGCCACGAGCAACAGGTCACGCAGAAGACGCAGTGGCTCCGCCCGGCGAGCTGGTGGGCGAGCGACTACGGCTTCCACACACACGTCTGGCGCTTCCACACCTTCGTGCTGGCTTCCGGGTTCGAGAACAAGTCGTCCGTCAGCAAGCGTGCGGAGGTCAAGTACCGCGACCAGTGGGTCAAACCTGAAGGGTGGGGAGACGGCGTCGCCGGTAAGCCTGCAATCGCTTACGACGTGCAGTACATCCGCGTCGAGGGCAAGGTCACGCTTGCCTTCGGCCAGCCCGCCCTGAAACGCCCCGGCACGATCCAACCAGTGCCGATCATCGCTGGCTCACTCGTCGGCGACCACCACGTCAACCTACCGCGCGAGATCCGCCCCGTCTGGGAGCCGACGAGCGCTGTGGGCAAGCCACGCTTCTGGCCCGGGCGGCTGCTGCAGCCGGAGAGCTTCAGCGGTACGCGCTACGGCCAGCCACGGCTCGTCAATGAGTTCCAGGTCATCGATGTTCACTACAAGGGCATCGAGATGGGGCTCGTAGGCGAGCACGCGCTGCGCCTGCGCAACCAGACGATCGCCCCCTACCACGAGCAGGATGCGCTGGAAGAGAGCGTGGTGTCGGACAAGCACCGTGTCTACCCGAAGAACTTCCTCCTGCGCCCGGCCAGTTGGCGCTCGGAGCGCTGGGGCTACCACCGCCTGACACGCACCGGCGACCAGACCAAGCCCGTCGGCTGGGACTCCCTCGACTTCCCCGAGCAGCATGTGGGGCACCGTGTGCGCTACGTGCACCCCACCGGCTGGCAACAGCAGGATCAGTTCAACCGCTGGACCTCGGTCGGCAACCTCGCCTGGACCGTCGCCCCGAAGGGCTTCACGGATCCGGCGTATGGTCGGCATCAGGTGAAGGACGCAGCACAGCACATCCGCTTCATCCCGCCGATCGCCGCGCCTGAGATCCCGGAGCACTGGGTGAGCCATGGCGTGCGAACTGTCGTGCAGTTCCACCGGGCCATCGATGACTTCGTGCGCGTCGGCCCGAACACGGACGTTCGCCTCAATCCGCACCCGGTCACCCCCAAGCCGGTCCGCACCGGCGGGGCCGGCACGCCATCGCTGCGCCTGCACCGCGATCGGATCATTCCTCGCCAGCACTCGGCCAGCTCGACCTACGGCTTCCCCCACATCCGGCTGCGCGACAGCTTCGCCGACCCCGAGGGCTGGGTGGCGCACGAGATGGGGGCGCACAAGGTCCGCCGGCGCGACAGCTACGTCTACCCGAAGGGCTGGCAACAGGAGCTGTGGTTCGAGCCGCTGGTGCGTGACTCCCGCACCTGGGTCAACCCGAAGGGCTGGCACTCGCTCAAGTTCGACCGCTTCACGACGGTGCAGCAGCGCGCCCCGCTGGGGCCCCACCTGCAGCACATCGACCTGTTCAAGCGCAAGCCCGACGGCGGGTACGAGCAGGTCGGCTTCGGCTGGGACAGCCTGCTCATGGGCCACCCCCTGCTGCCCACGCAGTACCTCCACCCGGAGCCGATTGACCCCCCGAGCTTCGGTCGGCACCGCGTCACTGCCAACCAGCTCTTCCCGAAGACCATCACCGAGGACTCCACCTTCGGGGTGCCGTCGCTCACCCGCACGCGCACGATCTTCCCTCGCCCGGTCACCCGCGAGAAAACCCCCTTCGGTAAGCCTCGCCTGTCCCCCTTCTACATCTGGGCCCCCACCGGTGACGCCTGGCCCTTCGCCGGCGAGCCTGAAGACCGCGGCTCTCCAATCGGCCGCGGCACGCCTGAGCGTTGGACCGATGACCCGTCGGGCCGCGGCTGGGACGGTGGGTCCTCCTTCCCCTGGTTCGGTCTTGCCGACGTGGCCCACCGCCACCGCCGCATCCTGGCTGGCGCCGGCACCCCGGAAGACCCCCTCCACCACGACTTCGGGCGCGTCGGCAACAAGCACTACTTCGGTCGCCACTTCATCGAGAACGCCGCGCGCGAGATCGCCCCGAAGGGCTTCTTCTCGTGGCGTGAGGGCTTCCCCACAGTCAGCGGCGGCACCCACTATGTCGAGCTGGAGAAGTGGGACTACCACGACGGCATCGCCAACGAGCAGGTCTTCGGCGAGCACCAGGTCTGGCAGCATGAAGCCCCGGTGCAGCCCGGCGCCGCACCGGAGGGCTTCGACAGCCTCGGCGTGGGCGGCCACAGGGTCGAGAACCAGAACCGCACGATCTACCCGCGCGGTATCAGTCACACCGGTAACCCACAACTCCCCGGCTCGCTCAACCCCTTCGGCACGCCGACCCTCGGTTGGCCTCGCACCTTCACCGACTTCGGCGGCTTCGACTCAGCCGCCATTGGCGGTCATGTCGTCCAGAACTGGATCCGCCACCTGCACCCTGAAGGCTGGAACAGCTGCTCGCTCGAGGACGAGAACTTCGACGACTTCGTCCGCCCGATGCAGGTGACGCGCCGCGACCCACCAGCTGACGCCCTGCGCCCCTGGGGGCAAGAGAGCAGCGCCTTCGGCTTCCCGTCGGTGGATCCGATCGACCGCGGCATCCGTACCTACGGCATCGGCAGCATGCCACCACCTCCACCCACCGTCCGTGGCCGCATCTACCTGGCCGCCCAGGGCTTTGGCGACACCCTCTTCGGCGACGTGCGCCAGGTCATCCCCGGCACGGCGCAGGCCATCGGTATCCCGCCCACCTCCGAGCCGTCTGCTACACTGGCCCGGCGCGTGCGCCCCGCTGGCGCGCTCGCGCAGCACATCGGTCGTCCGGCCGTCGCCCTGCACCTGCAGCCCACCGGCATCGGCGCCTTCGCCTCCGACAGCCACGCGGTCAGCAACCCGTTCAACTGCGACCTGCTGGTGCTGCCGGCGGTCACGCTCCCCTCACCTCAGTACATCGGCGCCCCGCGCGTCATCCAGCGATGAGCCGAACGACACCCTTCCCTCTGCCGAAGCTCGGCATCGACAACGTGACCCACGAGACCCGCATGAAGGCAGGCACCGTGCGGCGCGCTGACAACGTGGATATCGCCCCCGACGGGGCGTTCAAACGACGGTCAGGCTTCCGCCTGCTCGAGCCCGGCGACTATCACTCGCTCTGGCGCAACCCGGTGACCGGCATCGTCTTCGTCTGTCGGGGCAACGAGGTCTGCGTGATCGGCGCCGGGCGCCAGCTCTTCCCCATCGCCTCGCTCCCCACCTCCGAGCCCATCACCTACTGCGAGTACAACGGCGCCACTTACTGGGCGCACCGGCGGGGCCTCGGCTGGCTACCGACGGACCGCTCGAACGGGCGCGCAGTCGGAGTACCCAGTACCTGGTACGAAGTGCTTAGAGAATCGCCCGGCAGCCTGCCGGCGGGCCGCTACGGGGTGAGTGTCACTGCCGTGGATGACCGGGGCGAGGAGAGCGCCGCCAGCCCGGTCGAGTTCATCGAGGTCACGCAGGGCGGCGTCACCGTCGAGGGCATCGTGACTGACATGCCGATGGTGCGCGTCTACATCACCGACGCCAACGGCGAGATCCTGCACCAGGCCATCGAGGCGCCGTCAGGCCTGCCTGTCTACACGGTGGCCGAATGCGCCAAGGGTGGTGAGCTTGGCACCCGTCAGCTGCGCCCCATGCCGGGCGGGCAGCTGGTGACCGGCCATGCCGGGCGCCTCTACGTGGCTGAGGGGTCGACCCTCTGGTTCTCCGAGGCCCTGCGTCCGCACCTGAACTCACCTGCCCACGGCTACATCGAGATGACGGGGCGGATCACGCTGCTCATGGCGGTGCATGACGGGGTCTACGTGGGTGACCAGCGGGGTGTGTGGTTCCTGTCCGGACGCGACGCCGGGCAGCTGCAACCTCGGCTCGTCAACAGCGCGGTGGCACTCGAGCGCAGCGGGGTGCTGGTGGAGGCCACGGCGTTCAATCTGCAGGTCGTGGAGAGCAACACCCCGGTGGCGGTGTGGCTGACGGCCGAGGGCTACCGAGCGGGCAAGGCTGGCGGCGACGTGGTGCCGCTCAACGCCGACCGGCTGCGGGTCGCGCGCGGTGCAGGGCGCAGCTCGTTCGTCATGCGCGACGGTGTCAAGCAGGTCGTTTCTCTTGTAAAATCAGGGCTTTCGGCGGTAGGGTCCGCCGAGGACTCTCAACTCCTTCCGTGAGGTGATCATGCCTGAACTGGCAAAGTACGCGCGCGAGTTCGTCCGTGCCGTCGAAGCGAACAAGTTCGAGAAGACGGGCAGTGGCCTGTACTTCCCCAAGGCCAAGGCCTTCCTGCAGGGCACCTACTTCCACAGCGTCAACGGCGAAGACGAGGTGGTGGACCACAACCTGCTGCCCGACGAGGGCATGGCCTACCTGCTGCTGACCGGCCTGGCCGGCGGTACCGCCATCACCAAGTGGTACCTGGCCCCCTACACCAGCAACTACACCCCGACGGCAACGCTGACCGCTGCCAACTTCGTGGCTGCTGCTGGCGAGCTGGTGTCGAACACCGAGGGCTACACCGAGAGCACGCGGCCCCAGTGGAAGCCGGGCGCGGTGACGGGCGTGTCGATCGACAACCTGCAGGACAAGGCGACCTTCACCTTCGCCACCCAGAGCACCGTGACGATCCACGGCGTGGCCATGGTGAGCGAGCCCACCAAGGGCGCGGTGACGGGCAAGATCATGTCCGCAACCAAGTTCAACCAGCCGCGCACGCTCTACAACGGTGACGTGCTGAGCATGGGCTACCGGGTGCAGCTGGTGACGGCGTGAGCCACTCCCCCGCGTCAAACGTCTCCGTCCGGCTGGACGGAGACGTGACCCGAGCACAGGAGCTGCTGCCTCAAGCGCTGCAGCTCCTTTCTCGTGTAAGGGCCTTCTGCGAGACTTCAGGTGTGCCGACGTTCTCCCTGCACGCCAACCCGACCCCGGACGACTTCCTGTACGCGGTTGTGGCTGGCAGCACGCAGGGCGTGATCATCAGCGCCGGCACACCTGAAGCCCCGCCGCCCTACAAGCCCACGACGAGCGAGGGCGAGCCAGAGCTGGACATCATGTCGGGCGCCGTCTGGGACGGGCGTCTGCTGTCGGAGGAGTACACCAACGCCAACGGCGAGCGCAAGGAGCGCCGCTACCTCGTGGAGTGGTCGCCGACGGAGCGGTACGCCGAGCACGTGCAGATGCGCCCCGGCCTGCAGCGCAGCGAGCGCCTGGCCGTCGAGGTGCCGGACGGGTTCGAGGAGTGGAAGCCCAAGCCCCCGTCGCGCATCGTGCTGACCCAGTACCAGCGGGCGCGCTCGAGCCTCTACTCGGGCGCCATGGGTAAGGTGGTGCAGGCGCTGCTGGGCTTCGGCCGGGTGGACCCGGCCATCTTCGCGCAGTCGGACGCAGAGCTGGAGAAGCCCTCCGACTACATGAAGAAGGTCGCCGCCAAGGGTGTCCAGATCCACTACGACTACAAGTTCAACCGCACGCACGGCGTCTACACGGCGGGCGACGGCACGCGTTGGCTCCTCGAGATCAGCTCCGGCAAAGGTCTGTGCGCCATCCCTCTGCCGATGGTGCGCGGCACCACCGCTGACGGCTACGCTGAGCGGTACCGCAACAGCCGGTACCATGCCGTGGCCAGGATCGTCGAGGAGCTGGGCGGCGTCCCCTCGGGCGAGCCCATGCCCAGCAAGGCGGAGATCGACCGCCGCGTGGACGAGGGCACGGCCCTACAGCTGCTCACGCCCGAGCAGGTGGCGCCCTTCTATGCGCTCAGCGGCTTCAGCTCCAACTGCGGCTGGAGCTTCAACAGCCGTGGCGACATGGCGGTCAACGTGGGCTACCGCTACGACGACGACCACCCGTACCAGCGCAGCCAGTGTTGGCAGATCCGCATCCGCATCGGCAGCCTGCGGCGCGAGCGCCAGCCCGGCGAGCCCATCGCCCATGGCAGCGCCACGATCCGCATGATGTACGAGGGGCGGCTCTTCAGCCACAAGCGCGGCATCCCGGTGAAGTATCACGAGCCGGCGCTTGACGGGCTGATGACGCACATCGCCCTGCCCCAGCGCATGGGCACGCTGCCGCTGATGCGCATGAACGCGCCTGTCTTCGCTGCGTTCATCAACGACGACATCAAGGTGGGCTGGTTCTTCAACGACCAGCGCAGCAAGACCACGACCGAGGGCTTCGACGAGCGCGAGGGGGAGGAGTGCTTCCTCTCCGGCACCTGGTCGTGGGCGCGCTACACCGGCAGCACCGGCCTGCCGCCCATGGTCCACACCAACGACCTGGACTTCCGCGAGGTCGCCAAGGAGTCCTTCGTCGAGGGCACCATGACTGCCAAGCCTGTCGGCTGGGATCCGCCCAGCCACGGTCACAACCCAGTGCAGCCCGCGTGGGGCGCGATCAGCGTCGCCAAGGTCTTCCAGCGCGTGACCAAGGAGACGAGCGGCGGCTTCGAGACGCGCGGCAGCCAGCTCATCGTGCCAGACGGCGTGCGCAACGGCTACTGCTTCTACCAAGGTCACTGGTGGCAGGCCGGTAAGCGCACCATGGAGTCCTCGTCGGCGACCAACGTGACCTCACCCAAGTACGGCATCACGTGGCGGCAGTGGCCCCGGTGGGACCCCGACCGCCCCGGCCCCATCATGACGTGCGGCGGCAAGCACTCGGACAGCCGTATCGTCGAGATCGTCGACAACTACAGCGAGCACAGCTGCCAACGCTATGCCGAGGGCGGCCCGCTGCCGGGCATGTGCGCGAGCGTCGACCGCTACAACCAGCAGGGCAACCGCATCCGCGTCGAGCAGTACCAGCGCACGACCGACAGCGGTACCGACTTCAAGGGCACAGTCAACGTCGTGCTCGACACCGTCCACGGCATCCAGTCCTTGCCCATCGGCTGGAACGACATGACCTACGCCATGGTGCCGTCGCCCAGCGACATGGGTAGTATTCAGGGCATGCAGTGGGCATACTCCACGCTCGGCCACCGCGTCACCTACAGCATGGGCTTTCTGGAGGGCAGGTCTGAGGGTGCCACGCCCTTCGCCGTCCCGCAGCGCGCCCGCATCCCCACCTACATCGGAGTCATCGAATGAGCGAGCAATGCACTGTGCAGGAGAACTCCGCCCGGATCATCAGCATGGCCTTCGTGATCAACGAGGCCCAAGCCGTCGACGTGACGACGCTCGGCGACCGTGTTATCCTGGGCTATGTCCTGGATGCCTCCGATCGTGCTCGCGTGAGCGACGAGGCTGCAGTGTCGGACAGTCCCGTCATCGTGTCGATGGCGAGGATAGCGGCGTCGGCAAACCACTCCGTCGCCAGCATCGTCACGGCCGGATCGCGCGCTCGGGTGCGTGACACCTTCCTCTTCAGCTCCTCGGTTCTCGCCGTCGAGCAGGCCCGCGCTTCAGACGCCCTCGTCATGACGCAGCCCCCGGTGATCGCCACCGACCGGGCTCGCGCCTCGGCGTCGGAAGTCCTGCAGGCCATTGTCAGCTTGTCCCACGAATCGGCCCGTCGCATCAGCGACGCGGCCTTCGTGTTCAAGGACCTCACCCTCACCGATACCCTGCGGGCCTCCGACAGTGACTTCGTGCTGCGCACGGTCCTGGTCGACGAGGCTTCGCGCGGGCTCATCACTGCCTCCGACGACTTCTCCACGCAACGCCCGGACGATCTTCTGGTCAGCCTGGCCACGCTGCGCTCGTCGGCTGATACCATTCTCAATGGAACCCTCACGGTCGATAGTCGCGCTCAATGGAGCGATAGAGTCCTGATGAGGGATCCAAGTACTCAGCACCTGGTACTGGGTACTGAGAGCACTGCCGTGTCCACGTGGACTGGCTGCGACTTCGAGAGCCTGGCCCAGGTGGGCGAGGACGTACTGGCAACTGGCCCTGACGGGCTGTACATCCTGGACGCGGACGATGATGACGGAACCCCAATCAATGCTCGAGTCGATTTTGCGAGCGTGGGCTTTGGAATCAGTCAGACAAAGCGGATCGACAACCTGTACATCGGGTACTCCGCCGAAGGGCGGCTGCGGCTGTCCCTCTCCGTTCAGGAATCGGGTGGAGTGCCAGCCGTATTCCCGCTCGAGCGACGGCCTGCCGATACGCCTCGCGCCACGCGGGTGACGCCCGGCAAGGGCATGGTGGGGCGGTACTGGCGCATGAGCCTACAGAACGAGGACGGCGCCGCATTCTGGATCAACGACGCCGAGGTTGACCTCGCGGTGTCCTCACGGAGAATCTGATGGCAGGCTTTGACTATCGGCCGAGCAACACGCCGAACCGGCTGGAGTCGCAGCTGGACGCGGCCAACAACCACGTCCACGGCGTCAACGACATCGTGGCCAAGCGTCTCGGTCAGATGACCGACCTGACGAACAACATGGTGTCCCGGGCGAACAGCGCCATCGGCAACCTGGCGAACTTCTCGCTGGGCGACACCGGGGCGGCGCCGGTGCCGGGGGCGTTCGACGCGCACCTGAACTTGAACCTGGACCTGCCGCAGGTGGGGCCGACGAGTTTCGGTCAGGTCACGTCGCAGCTGCCGCCCGAGCCCACGCTCGTGGACATCCCGCAGCTGCCCGACATCGACATCCCGGACTTCCGCTCGAGTGTGGGGGCGATCAACGTGCCAGTGGCGCCTGCATGGACGGCCCCCGACGCCCCGCCGGATGCGCCGACGATGCGCGAGGTCACGATCCCGACCACGCCTGACATCGTCATGCCGGCGGCCCCGTCGCTCACGGAGATCACGGTGCCGACCTTCGATGGGCTCACGCTGCCCACGTTCGACGCGCAGGCGCCGGAGTTTGAGGGCACGGCTCTGCCCGGGGCGCTGCAGTGGCAGGAGCCACGGTACGAGTCCGAGCTGATGCCGGAGATCACGGCGGTCGTCCGCCGCATGTGGGGCGGTGGATCCGGGCTGCCGCCCGAGGTCGAGAAGGCCATGTTCGCCCGCGCTGCGGAGCGCGAGGACCGGGCTGCCATGCAGGCCATCGAGAGCGTGGCTGAGGAGTTCTCCGGGCGCGGGTTCACCATGCCGAGCGGCGTGCAGGCGGCGCGGGCCGACAAGCTGCGTGAGGAGCTGGCGCTCAAGAAGAGCAGCCTGAACCGCGACCTGACCATCCAGATCGCGCAGTGGCAGATCGAGAACATGCGGTTGGCCGTCGAGAAGGCGGTGGCGGCCGAGCAGGTGCTGGTCAACACCTTCGACAACATGGCCAAGCGCCTCTTCGAGGCGGCCAAGTTCCAGGTGGAGGCCCAGCTCAACGTGTTCAACGCGCACGTGAGCGTCTTCAACGCCAAGATGCAGGCCTACCAGACGCTGGCCAGCGTCTACAACACGCGGGTGCAGGCAGCGCTGTCCAAGATCCAGGTGTTCAAGGCGGAGGTGGACGCCGAGATCGCCCGCGGCCAGATCAACGAGCAGAAGGTGAAGGCGTACAGCGCACAGATCAACGCGCTGGAGGCGCAGACGAGCCTGTTCGTCGCGCGCATGAAGGGCGCTGAGACCGAGGCGGCGGTGGAGCGCTCGCGCATCGAGGCCTACCGTGCGCAGGTGCAGGCCTACGGCGACCAGGTGGGTGCGCAGAAGGTGCGGTTCGATGCCTACGAGGCGCAGGTGCGTGGCGAGACGGCCAAGGCCGGCATCGTGGACGCCGAGGCCAAGGCGTTCGCTGCGCTGATCCAGGGCAAGTCGGCCAACGCTGAGCTGGGCATGAAGCAGATCGACGCGCTGCTGAAGAAGAACCAGAACCTGCTGAGCCTCTATCAGAGCAACCTGGAGGCGGAGAAGACCCGGCTGCAGGCGCAGCTCGGCGTCATCCAGACGAACGCCAGCGCCTACACCGCCGACACGCAGCGCTTCAGCGCGGTGGCGGCTGCCGAAGGGCAGAAGGCGCAGGCAGAGATCGCGGCCAAAGAGGCCGAGATCAGGGCGGCTGTGGCATACTCGCAGGCACAGATTCAGGCCTACAGCGCCAACATGGAGGCAGCCATCAAGCGGGCGGGCATCATCTCTGACTCGCTCAAGGCTGCAGGGCAGATCTCCTCTACGCTGGCGGCAGGTGCCATGGCAGGCGTCCACGTGGCGGCGTCGCTCTCTGGCAGCGGTTCCATTTCCGGTTCTGGCTCGGTGTCGAACAGCAGCAGCTATTCCGAGAGCCACAACTTCAACTACGACAAGGGCAAGGTATGAGCGACACCAAGAAGGACTTCGAGCTGAAGTCCCGTCTGCGCCAATTCCAGGAGGCCCAGCTGCCGAAGCTGGGCACCGGTCAGGCGCGCAAAGCCGGCGAGGAACTGTACCGGCGCAGCGACCGCGTGGACGCGGCCGTCGAGCAGGCGTCGCAGCCTGCCCCCGCCGAGCGCGAGGAGCGCGAGGAGGACCAACGCAAGGTGCCGGCGGACTTCCGCTTCGCTGATGGCGGCACGGTGGGCAGCCCTCTGCGTGAGGAGAAGCCCTGGTGGATGCCGTCGCTGAGCTGGCTGGGCGCAGGTGCCGCTCGCAACGCGGGCGAAGCCATGGCTGGTCGGCCGCGCCAGATCGACAACGCTGTCGATGCGATGTCGAATGGTCAGGCGCCTCAGCAGCCGCAGTATCCGCAGCCGCAGCAGCAGGAGGAAGAGGAGCAGCCGAGCCGCCCGGCTCCGGCAGGGTTCCGCTTCGCTGATGGCGGGCGCGTCGCCGGCAAGGGTGGGCGCACCGACGACAAGGTCGGCCCCGTCATGCTGAGCGACGAGGAGTACGTGCTGCCGGCTGACACGGCGGATGCCATCGGGCGCGACGTGCTGGATCAGCTGCGTCTGCACACGCACGACTTCAAGGACGACCGGAAGGAGTCCGCCCTGCGAAAGCAGCACGGAGCCGCTGACCATCTCGCTGACGGCGGTTCCCCGGATTGGCTGGAGAAAGGCAAGGCCCTGGGTCAGCGAGCCCTGGCCGGCGCACAGCAGTATGGCAACCAGGCGATCGACTATGCCAAGTCGAAGCTGCCGGGACTGCAGCAGCAGGCTGCCGACTATGGCCGCCAAGGCCTGGCCTACGGCAAGCAGGTGGGTGCCCAGGCTGCGGACTTTGCCCGCACGAACCTGAACCCCGACGCGCTGCGCGCTCACGCCGCCACGGTGCAGAAGGCCGCCGCGGAGACGGGCGCCCAACTGAAGGATCAGTTCGAGCGCGCTGCCTACAACCCAGCTGAGCGCCGGCAGATCGCCATGGACCGCGTGCGCGCGGAGCTGGGCGACAAGCCGGTCGGCTCTGGTCAGGCGAACCCGCAGTACCGCACCCCGCAGGCCGCCGCTCCAGCGACGCCTGCCACGCCTCAGCCAAAGACTCCGAACGTTCTGCAGCGCACCGGCTCGACCCTGCGCAATGCGCCGGCCGCAGCGCGCGGGGTGATCAACAAGCCCTTCAACGCGATCCCCACCGGTCTGACCATCGGTGCAGCCGGCGCCCAGGCAGGCGCGCAGGAGCTGCGTGACCAGGAGTCGGGCTACGCCAAGGCGTTCAACGAGTCCATGGGCGACATGAACTCAATTGGGGGAAGTGCTCTCCGCGTGCTGAGCGGAATAGGGGATAATCTCACTGGCGGGTACGCCACGCGCCTCGGGCAAGGTATCAGCTCGATGCTCGGCGGTGAAAGCTTCAGCGACGGGTTCAATCGCGCGACCCACCGCGAGCAGTTCGAGGCCGCTCGCCAGCCCACGCCCTCCACCCCTGCCGCTCCAGCTGAGGCCCCCCGTGCATCTGCCAGTCCCGCCGCCGTTCCCGCCGCCGATCCCGTTCCCGCTGCCCCCGCAGCCGCACCCGTGGCAACGCCGCCGGGCTACACGAACCTCGGTAACTACGGCTATGGCGGCCCTGACATCCTGGGCACCAGCACCCGCGCTGATGGGAAGCTGAACAGCTTCACCAACGTTGCGCCGTCACGACTGCGCGCGCCGAAGGATCAGACGGAGAACATCAACGCGATCTTCGACCGCATGCGGCACGAGCGCGGCACTGACTGGTGGGCGCGTCACGGTGCGAGTCTGGACGCACAGCGTGCTGGGTTGCTGCTGGAGAACCAGCGCAACCTGACGCAGAACCGGGGGCAGGACCAGATGGCTCAGGCCGCTGATGCGTCCGCCCAGCTGCGCGCCGCCGAGCAGAACGAGAACGCCGTTCAGTCCCGGCTGCGCCAGGCTGCCAGCGCTGGGCAGCTCGGGTCGTCCATGATGAAGGCCCTGATGGACAACGACCTGAAGCGGGAGGAGCTGGGCCTCAAACGCAGCTCGATGGCCCAGGAGCGCGCTGACAAGCAGGCAGGTCAGTTCGACAAGGCGGTGGACAGCATGTTCATCGGCGCCGACGGCAAGGCTGACGCCAAACAGGCTCAGGCCTTCCGCCAGTTCCTCGGTCAGTCGAACCTGAAGGTGGACGGCAAGTCCTTCACCAACATGACGCCGCAGGAGCGCCTGCAGAACCTGGCCCAGGCGCGCAACATGTTCGACCTGATGCAACGGCAGAACGCCGGCGCCCGGACGCAGTCGAGCACCTACTCGCCCATCGTCGGCTCGAAGAACGGCTACAGCCTCGGCGATGTGATCCACGGTGACGCCAGCATCGCTGACTACGCGCTGTCGAACGTGAGCCCGCTGCGTCAGCACCAGGTCGTGGTCGACTCGATGGGCCGCCCGCACATGGCCGGCAACCTGCTCTTTGATGGCGACAAGATCAACGGCGACCTGGCAGCACTGGTCGCGCAGACCCGGAGGTAATGGATGGCTGCTGACGTGAAGGCTGCGGAGTTCGCCGCGCAGCTCCGTAATCACCAATTCGTGCAGAACGCGAAGTCGGCAGCCTCGCTGCTGGGGCGAGCCCCCGGCGGCACTGTGACCATCGCGGAGCTGCGCAACCTGCTGAATCAGACGGCAGCGACCTCCTCGGTCCTCGACATGACCGGCATGACCGTCACGATCGACGACCAGGTCACGCTGCAGGACCACCCGGGGATCCTGGGCGGGACGTTTATCGTGAGCAGCTCGACTCAGCGCGCAGGCCTCCTGCTGCGCAACGATGCGAAGCGTGCCGAGGACAAGATGACCTTCATCCTCGGCGCAACCTTCCTCATCCACAACCAGCACAGCTCGCAGGCCGCCGTCATCTACGCCGTGGATGGTCGACACGTGCTCATCGATGAGTGCAAGATCCTCGGCGTCAAAGTGGGGCGGGCGATCTATGTTCGCGGGACGACCGCCATCGCCCGCGCAGCACCGGCGGCCTACCCCGCGAGTTCGTTGAGCACCGCAGCCACTGCCTATGCCGCGATCAAAAAACCCGCCTTCCCTGAAGCGGGGAGCTGCAACGTGCATGTGCTGCGCACGCAGATCTACATGAACACGCAGGATGGCGAGGCCATCACCTTCGAGGCAGGGCGTTCATTCGCCCCGCAGTCCAGCGCGCGCGAGGCCTGGCTCGCTCGCAACGCGACCGCGGTCATCACTGCTCCCGTCTCCATCTGCATCGTGGCAGAGTGCGCCATCTCTGGCGGACATTATGGCGTGGCCGCCTATGGCGCGGCACGGATCTGGGTGGGTGGGTGCAGGCTTTATCGGCAGGTGCGATGCACCAGCGCTCAGGACTCCACGACGGGCTTCCTGACCTATGGGTGCGACACGATCGATCCGAAGTCCACGATGCACCACAACGCATACGGCGCGACGAACTGCAGGTACGCCCTCACCCACGGCGACACAGGGCGGTCCAACGGCGAAGGACTGCTGCAGGCGTATGTCCGCTGCCCCGGCATCCAGTTCCTGGACTGCACCGTCAATGCCCATTCGCAGACCTCCTCGCTCTATGCGATCTACAGCGGTGTGGCCTCCGACGTGTCCGCCACCAAGTTGGTGGTCCATGGGTTTTACAAGAAGCAGTTCACCCGCGGGCTCGCGGTCGCCGAGTCGGACTGGATCGACAACAGCAAATCCCCACAAAGCCGAACCTACGGAGGCACCAACGGGGAACTGAACAACTTCCTGCGCAGTGACGCCGGTACAAGCCTGTCCGTGCGCGACATCCAAGTGGACCTTGATCCCGTGAATGGCTATGAACCGGGGACGTTCGCGGTGATCTGCCCCACGCCGACGGTGTTCACGAAGAAGTTCACCGACGCGCGGATGACCGTCCCGCTCAACCGGATGAGCTGGTGCCTGGGATATACCAACGACAAAGGTGTCAGCGTGGACGGCTTCAGTCCTGGCCGGAAGCCAAGCCAGTACGTACCCCATAACCAGCTGAAGATCCTGCCGGTATAATCACCAGATCCGTTTTCATAGGATCTGGTGATGGCCACCTCTCCGCTGCGCACCGGCCTGACTTTCGATCAGGCCCCCACCCCCGAAGTCATCGATCAAGCGTTCGCCCCTCGCTCCGAGGCCGCCAAAGGCCTCGAGCAGGCCATCGCCCAGGGCGAGGCCAACGCTGCCGCCGCCCGCCGGTTCGCCGCCGAACGGGCCGGCAACACTGCGGAGATGGAGCGCCAGGCCGCGCTCCAGGCCCAGTTCGAGCAGACCGCTGCCGCCAACGCCCCGCGTGTGAGCAGCCTGCGTGATGTCCAGACCAAGGGCGACGCCTTCGACTGGGCTGCCGGCGTGCTGCCGGGCGCCCTCTACAGCAGCGCCCCCTCTGCCCTCGCCGGTGTTGGCGGTGCCCTGCTGGGCCGTGGTCTTGGCTCCGCTCGCCTCGGTGCCCAGCTGGGTGCCATGACCCAGTCGGTTGCCGACGAGCGCGCCGAGGCCCTGGCCAACCAGTACAACGACCCGACCCTCAGCCAGGCGTCCGTCGCCGAGCGCGGCCGTGCCGCAGACTTCAAGGGCCTCGTGGGCGGCGCCATGGAGGCGTTGGTGCCCGGCGCCATCGGCCACAATGCCTTCGCCCCGCTCAAGCGCGGCCTGGGCAACCAGATCGGCAAGGAGGCCGTCGAGGAAGGCCTGACCGAAGCCGCGCAGGAAGGCGTCGGCCAGTATGCCGAGCAGATGATCGACCCGACCCGTCAGTTCGATCCGATCAAGATCGCTGAAGCGGGCGCGGCTGGTGCCGTGGGCGGCGCCGGCATGTCTGCCGCCGGCAACACGATCGGCGCTGCCGGCCGGATCCTCACCCCCGCCGCCTACCAGGCGGGCCAGGACGCCGCCGACTGGACGCAGGACAAGCTGGCCGAACTGCGGCAACCCGCCGAGTCGGAGTACTCAGTACCGAGTACTACGCCTCAGATGCCTACCCTGACGGGGGCCCTGTACGATCGATACGGTCGCCCCTCCGTCGAGGCTGGCATCGAGGCGGTGCGGCAGGTGGCTCCCGAGATGGCAGAGAAGCTGTCGCGCGCCATCGAGGCGCCGGTGCAGGCCGCAGGCCGCGGCATCGAGGGTGCCTACGCCATCCGTGACCGTGCCGCCGTCGGCCTGTCCATGGGCCTGCAGGGCAAGGAGCTGCGCGACTTCGCCATGGGTGTGAGCCTGGGTGACTACGCCATGACGGACCTCGCGGGTGATGCCGCCATCCAGCCGGGCGCCACCCCGGAGGAGACCGAGGCCAACATCAGCCGGTATGATCAGGAGCGGGCGCAGCGCAGCCAGCTCTACGCCCAGAGCCTGATCAACGACCCCAATGTCGACCCGGAGGTGAAGTCCCGCATCACGCAGATGAACGGAAACTTCACGGATGCTGACCAGCGCTGGCTGGCGGGCCGTGTGGCCAGCCGTGACAACGCGCAGCAGTTCGCTGACTGGGTGCGCGGCAATGAGGCGGCGGAGGCACAGCAGAAGGGCAAGGTGTTCAACCAGCTGGACACGATGAGCGTGCCGGAGCAGGCCAGCATGCTGGCGCTGCTGACCCAGCACGTGCGCCCCGAGGCGTTCGGCGGTGACCTGAGCCGGGTGGCTCCTCACTTCAACCAGATGTCCAAGATGATGCTGGGCCTGGCCGCCAAGACTGGGAAGCTCACGACGAAGGACGTGGAGAGCATGTTCCGCCTGACGGACGTGCTCCAGTTCTTCAACGACCCGGAGCGACTGGTGCAGGAGGTGTCGCTCATGGCCAGCCAAACTGGTGGTCAGGAGGGGAGCCTGGTCGACCGCGTGCGCGCGTTCAGCAAGGCTCGCGCTGACCTGGCTGCAGGCCCGCAGAGCTTCCTGGCCAACATGCTGCCCAAGGCCGGCGAGATCACGCCGCAGCAGCGCATGCAGATCGCCCGCGCCGTGGACATGCACACGGTCGAGATGGCGCTGCATGGCCGCTCCAAGAAGGCCAAGGCCATCGAGGAAGGGCTCACGAGCATCTTCGGTACGCCGCAGGCCACCCGCACGGTGCTGGACTACTACGCTGCCAACAACGCTGAGCTGAAGCCCCTGCTGGACGAGGAGGTGGTCTACGACGCCAACGAGGGTCAGGGTGAGGCCGAGCAGCTCGACAGCGACCAGGTGGTGGAGCAGGGTGCTGCCGACCGCTCGATCAACGAACGCGAGGTCCGGGAGGACTTCCACTTCCACGACCCGGTGCGCATGCAGCCGTTCTTCAACAAGCGCGACCTGGGCAAGGGTAAGCGCGACCTGATCGGCCGGATGGACCCGGGTGCCAACATCGAGGAGCGCTCCTACCTGGAGTACCTCGAGCAGAACGGCATCAGCCCGCGGTCGGCCAAGCTGAACCTCGAGGCAGGTCTGAAGGAGCAGATCGAGGAGCACCGCCGCAAGCTGCAGGAAGACAAGGAGTCGCCCGCGCAGAAGTTCGAGCGCCATGAGCGCGTCAAGGACCTCGAGGGCAAGCTCAAGCAGCTGTCGGTCTACCGCAGCGACAATGAGGAGGAGCTGAAGAAGGCCCTGGGCGGCCTGACCGTCCTCTCCAGTGGCGCGGGCGAAGCCCGGGGCGACACCGTGGTGCCCGACGAGCTGCTGCAGAAGTTCAAGGAGAACCTGTCCAACAAGGAGGGCAGGACCACGGCCATCACCTTCGAGATGGCCAACGGCAAGCCGCTGCGTCTGTCCGCAGAGTCGATGATCCGGCACTGGGCGCGCGAGACCGGCCGGCACGAGGGTCTGTCCGAGGAAGGTCAGCGCAAGATGCTGGCCGACGCGGTGGCGGGCGTGCTGGCGCGCGACGACATCAAGGGCATCAAGACCGACCTGAGCAAGGTCAAGATGAACCGGCCCAAGAAGGGCGCCGACGGCGAGATGATGGCCGCCCAGTCGTTCCTGCCGACGGCCAAGCTGTCCCCCGAGGAGCGCAAGGCGCTGGGCAACTGGGATGTCAACACGAACCAGTTCGTGAAGAAGGCCGCGGGCACCGCTGAGGCTGCGCTGGCCAAGGCTGACCGCATCGCAGCGCTGCCGCTCGACACGAAGGAGTTCCGCGACAGCGATGAGCTGCGCGACGAGCGCGAGCAGTTCGAGGCCGACATGGAGCGCATGCTGCGCGACATCCGCGTCGAGGGCTCCAAGGCCAAGAAGGAGATGGGCGGCATCAAGGGCAAGGTGGCCCACGCCGAGATCAGCCGGCTGGCCGCCAACGTGCAGGACGCTTTCTACAAGGCGCTGCAGGACTTCGAGAAGGCCCAGCTCAACGGCTCAGGTCTGGACCTGATCGGCGGCGACCTGGGCATGACCGACAACGCTGCTGAGGCGGCGAAGGAAGAGGCGCGCCGTCAGAAGATGCCGCGCGTCTACGACGAGGAGACCGGCGAGCAGCTGCCCGCTTACGCCCCGGGCAAGAACGTGAAGGCCGCCCGCGCCCCGTCGGTCGTCGGCGACAGCAACCTGAAGGCCACGATGGCCAAGCCGGTGCCCGGCAAGAACCCGATGGCGGACGACAAGTACGCCACTGCGGAGCAGCGCAAGGCCGCGAAGGAGGCCTATGACGCCGCCATGAAGGCCTACAAGGAGGACGGCGCCCTGGTGGCAGAGATGCTCGCCAAGAAGGCCGCCACCTCCACCTCGCCGGACCGCATCGACATCCTCACGCGCCAGAAGGAAGAGCGTGAGCGCATGGTCAAGGACAAGGACATCCTCGACATCGCCAAGCATCAGGAGGCCGGCCACTTCGTCCATGCTGATGCCGCTGAGGTGGCTCAGGAGATGCTGACGGACCTCATCCGTCTGAACACCGCTGCCATCGAGGCCAACGGCGACTACAAGGCCTCGCGCGCAGCGTTCGACGCCGCCATCGAGGCGGGCGCCCCGCTGCGCGTGGCCCGCGCCGCCGCCCAGGCCAAGGCGCTGGACGACATGGAGGCCTTCATGGAGGCCCAGGTCAGCGGTGAGCGATACAAGAGCAAGGAGGAGCGCGAGCGGCTCACCCAGCTGCCGAAGTTCCACAACCCCAAGATCACAATCGTCAGCCAGATCTCGAAGGAGGATCTGCTGCAGGTCGCCCCGCTGCTCACGAAGGCCCAGATCGACCGCGGCTTCAAGATCGACACCGGTGTCTGGCCCAAGGAGGCGACATCCGCGTACCGCGCCGCCGTCGAGGCTGAGCCCTCGCAGAAAGGACGGATCTTCGCCGCCGTCAAGATGCTGCTGACCGGGGAAAGCTCTACCGACCTCATCGCCGGCGGTGTGGCGGGCCGGCGGTCTTTCCCTCGTGCTCTGTCCGAGAAACTTGTCGCCAGCGAGAAGGACATGACCGCCTTCGGGCGTCTGGAGGCCTTCGTCGCCCAGCGGCTTCAGGAGATCGAGTTCGACACTGAGGACGCTGCTGACTTCTTCTTCTCCTGGTGGAACTCCCCGGAGACGATGAGCCGGACCATCGAGGAGACGGTCAAGGGTCTCGGTGCGCGGCTGCATATGCAATCCGCCTCCGAGCAGGAGGTCATTGCCAACATCCTTGGCGCCACCTTCGACGAAAGCAAGCGGACGGCTCCAGCCAAGACCGCGTCAGCGAAGCCCAGCCACGTACCCAGTACTGAGTACTCAGAAGACGCCTCGGCGACCGTCGATCGGATCCGTGAGCTGGTCAAGACGCTGTCGCCGGAGCAGAAGAAGGCCGCCATGGCGACCGGCTACGCGCCGTGGCCCGCTGCTGTCAAGCAGGCCTACGGCCAGATCCTGTCCAAGCTGAAGCCGGAGCAGAAGCAGAAGTGGGGCCCCCACATCCAGGCCGCCATCCGGCACCTGCTGCACGAACAGCTGCAGGCCGCCCAGACGCCTGCCGCCAAGGCCAAGGTGTTCCGGGAGCTGGCTGACGACATCCGCGCCATGACGGACGAGCAGCTGGAGCAGCTGCTGGAGACGAACCCCGAGAGCGCGCAGGCCGTGCTGGACGAGGCTCGCCGGCGCCGTGAGGAGATCGAAGCGGGGGCGAAACAGGTGGAGGCCAAGCCCGTCGAGGCTGACCCGAAGGCCCGCCGCAAGGCCGAGAAGGAGATCAAGGCGCTGGTGGCCAAGCTGCGCGGCACGAGCGTGATCGCCAAGGCTGTCGACCCTGAGGGCGGGGTGAAGGGCACGATGCGCTTCGCTGACGTGCTGAACCGCACCATCGAGGTCAACGTGGGCGCCGACGGCTCCTACGACACGAGCACGGTCCACCACGAGGCCATGCACGACTTCTTCGAGATGCTGCGCCAGGGTGAGCACCGCTACCGCCCCGAGGTGGCCAAGGTGCGCCGCGCGTTGCAGGCCTGGGCGCACGACGACCAGGTCATGCGCACGCTCGCCAAGCACTACCAGGGCACGCCTGCCTGGGCTCACATCAGCCGCACCGACGAGGTGGGCATGCACGAGCGCATCGCCTATGGCTACCAGCTGTGGGTCGAGGGAAAGCTGAACCTGGAGCCCAAGGCTGACCTGGGCGTCGTGGGGAACTTCTTCCGTGACCTGTTCCGCTGGTTCGCCAGCCTGATCGGGGTTCACTTCGGCCCCGAGCGCGCGCAGGAGGTCTTCGCTGCCTTCGCCGAAGGGCGCTTCGCTGACGAGACCGCCAACGGCGGTCTGAAGATGGCTGAGTGGGTGCGGGCCAACCCGCAGTTCGTGCCGACCGCCGCGGAGAAGGCTGGCAAGGCCATGGGTGAGATGGCAGAGAAGCTGGTGAGCAGCGCTTCCACTCGCATGCGTGCCACCGGCCTGCCCGCCGCCATCAAGCTGGCTGACCTGTTCCATCAGGACGTAGGCCGCGAAGGTCAAGGTCTGGGTTTCCTGCAGGAGCGCGCCATGCAGACAGGCGTGTGGACTGCCAAGCTCAACGACATCCTGAAGGACACGAATGCACAGCAGCGCGCCGTGGCCCTGCGCAACCTGCAGAGCATGCGCCACCCGAAGAGCACCCTGGAGCACAACATCCGCGCCCTGCTGGAGGAGATGCACGCCTACCTGCAGGAGGCGGGCGTGAAGCGCCAGATCGGCACCGATGAGTACGGCAAGCCGGTCTGGGGCGACATGGGTAAGGTGACGAACTACTTCCCGCGCTACTGGGACTCGGCCGCCATCCGGGCGAACCCCGAGAAGTTCGCCGAGGCGCTCGAACCATTCATGGGTGAAATAGCCGCCCGGACGGCTGCGGACAAGATCGCCCTGAGCGACGGCATGACGGACCTGGCGGACAACGATCAGCAGATCGGCTTCACGCCGGGCGCCGAGAGCGTCAACCGCCGGGTCTTTGACTTCATCAACGTGGGCAACGCTCATGAGTTCGTCGAGTTCCAGATCCAGGATCTGACCGCGGTGCTGACCAGCTATGTCAACAAGGCTGTCCACCGCGCCGAGTACGCCCGGCGCTTTGGCAACGGTGGTGAGAAGCTCACCGAGATCCTGCAGGACCTCTTCCGCGAGGGCGCCACGCAGGAAGACCTCGAGACCATCATGAAGGGTACGGCGGCCATGACGGGTGTGCTCGGGGCCAACGAGATCAACCGCACGTGGGCGGGCATCCAGGGCAACATCATCGCCATCGAGAACCTCGCCCTGCTGCCTCTGAGCCTCTTCGCGAGCCTCATCGACCCGCTGGGCATCGCCATCCGCACCGGCAGCTTCAAGGACGCCTGGGAGGGCTTCAAGCGCGGCATGGAGCAGCTGCGCAAGGATCTGACCTCGAAGGTCACTGGCGCCAAGCAGGAGGAGACCGAGCTGGAGCTGCTGGTGCGCGACCTGGGCGTGCTGGATGAGAACAGCATGATGAACGCCTATGGCGACGCCTACAGCGGCAACTACATGTCCCGCGGCCTGAAGAAGCTCAACGAGACCTTCTTCCGCTGGAACGGCATGGAGGGCTGGAACAAGGCCATGCGGGTGCAGGCGACCATCGCCGGCTCCCAGTTCATCCTGAAGCACCTGCGCACGGTCAACGACGAGAAGGCCGACGCCAAGGCCAAGGCTGAGTCCAAGCGCTACCTCGACGAGATGGGCCTGAAGGCCGAAGACCTGAAGAAGGTCGAGACCAAGGCCGTGTCACTCACCCGTCGCCAGCTGCACGCCGGCGACCCGGCGGTGGAGGTCATCTGGGCCACCAACAACCGGGAGGAGCTGCTGAAGTCCAAGGAGGACGACACGACCTACCGGCTGCGCCGCGCCCTCTTCAAGTTCGTCGACAGCGCTGTGCTGCGCCCCAACGCCGCTCACCGCCCGATCTGGGGCAGCGACCCGCGCTTCGCCCTGATCTTCCACTTGAAGCAGTTCACCCACAGCTTCCAGGAGGTGATCATGAAGCGCGTCTGGCACGAGTGGAAGCAGGGCAACACGAAGCCCGCTCAGGTGGCGCTGACCTACATCCCCTTCATGGCCGCGGCGGACGCCGCCAAGGCCATGCTGCTGGGCAAGGGCTTCGACATGAGCCTCGGTCAGTTCTTCGGCAAGGAGGTGGAGCGCAGCGGGCTGCTGGGCACTGGTCAGTACGCTGTCGACGCGGTGCAGGACATGGCCCGCGGTGACAACCCCGCCGCCTCCTTCGTCGGCCCCGCCGCCGACCACGCCGGCACGATCGCCGACTGGATGGCAGGGTCTGCCTCCACGAGGGACCTCGTGGACCGCTCGGTGCCGCTCGCCAAGTACGCGCCGAAGTGACCGACCTGCTCCCGGGCCTCCACCCACCCGGGAGCTTGCACCGGCCGGTGTAGCAGATAACTCCATACAAATGCTGGGTGGGCTCGAGACCTGCTACACCGCTAAGTCGTTGATTCTAAAGGCCTTTCAAGTACTGTAGTACTTGTAGTACTACAATTAAAAAATTCATATATAGAGAGCGATAGCTCTATTGCTCTTCTCATTCCCCCTCTATATAGCCAATCAGGAATTTTTCGGCGGGAAGTGCAACAAATACACCTTTCCCCTGAAGAATCAATGACTTAGAGTGTTGTGGTGCAGTACTACATCTGCTACAGCTACTACACGGCACTCGTGCCGACGCGACAGCCTGTCAACCGCGAATGTTTCTGGATTGTGAATCCTTGTATCAATTACAACACAGGTGTCAAGAGTTCTGATAAAATGCACGCATTGATCAACTTCCTCCAAGAACTCCGTACTGAGTTCTGAGAAAACCCCAAGATGTCCCGCGACAAGTTTGCCAAAGCCACGATCCTCCCGACCCTGCTGACGATGAAGTGCAAGGGCTGTCTGACGATCAAGATGATCTCGGACTTCAGCCCCCGCAAGGACACGAAGACTGGCTACAGCACGATCTGCAAGGCCTGCATCGCCGCCCGCCAGCGCCAGAAGCGCGCCGACCAAGACCCTGCCATGCGCCTGTACGAGTACGCGAAGCGCCGTGCCATCAAGCGCAAGCGCGACTTCGACATCCTGCCGGAAGACCTGGTCGTGCCTGCCATCTGTCCGGTGCTGGGCACCCCCATGCGCGTGCCGTCGGTTGACCGCATCAACCCGCTGCTGGGCTACGTGAAGGGCAACGTCCGGGTGATCAGCCACCGCGCCAACATGCTGCGCAACAACGCCACCTACGAGGAGATGCAGGCCGTCCTGGCGGACACTGACAACCTGATCAAGTCGGGCCGGCTGCCCGCCGAGGTTGCCCACCGCGTTGCCCACGACCAAGGCGAAACAGACGAAGAGGGCGTTGCCCACGTCCCTGTCGAAACTGACGAGACGGACGAGGCATAGTATCTGGCAGGGGTAAGTCTTCCGAACCGGGCTGGGAAGCCCGCAAGGAATCGATTAGAGGCGCTCAGGCGCCTTTTTTCGTCTGGGGTGGGGTGATTGCCTTACCTAGTCCAGCTGAAGGCCCAGAACGGCGATTACGAGCTCGCCGAAAGTCAGCGATGCGAAGAGCAGGCCGGCGTACTCAGGCACCATGTCGAGGAAGATGACCCGAAGTACACCGCCAACCGTGGCCTTCGACTGGTAGTAGCTCATCGGGTCATACACCGGGATGTGGCGCTGAATGCACGCTGGGAGCCGGTGCTCCCGCCACCGCCGGGTGACTGTCAATGCGATGATCAGGGCGATGACGTTGAAGGTGAGGGTGCAGGCGATGAAAATGCCGAGTTCGATCATGTCAGGCGACGCTCTTGAATACGAAGGCACCGGGGTTGCGCTCAAAGGCCTGAGCGTCGGCGATGCTGGAGGCACGAGTCGGGAAAGGACGAACCCTGTCGGTCGTGGTGTCGACCTTCGGCTGGGCCATCGCCTTGACCTTGGCGCGGGCTTCGCGCAGCTTCTTCAGTTCATCCATGGCGTCCTGAGACACCGGGTTGAGCGGCTCCGGATTTGCCTCTTGCGCAGGCTGCTTCAGCTTCAGCTCGGCCATCTTCAGCTCGTGCTCCCGCGCTGCAGCTCGCTCGTCCTTACTGAAGAATTTTGCGGCCTCATCGATGGCCTTCCAGATGAGAACGCTGGCGCCGATGGCGATGACGGCGTAGAGCTGAGATTCGTGGCGGTACATGGTGAACTCCTTGGGTTGCCATTCAGGCGATGGGGTGAGAAGGTACTTTGTCCAGCAGCTGGCCTTATCCAGCTCGTCACGATACTGACACGGGTCAACCGACCAGCGCGTCGCGGTACTGCTTCTGAATTTCCGGGCCTTGCATCTTGACCCAGTTGATCACCACTTCATGACTGCGCGCGACCATCGACGGTTTAAACCAGCTGAAGAGGAACCACCCGTCCCGCTTGCAGTCGCACATCAGCTCGCTGAGGTGCCACAGCTCCTTGAGCTTCATGACAGCCCAACCGATTGCGAACCCACCAGCAGCCGCTACAAACCCGCCGATGCCGAAGAGTCCGATCCTGGTTCGCGCTGCTGCCTCAATAAGCTTGAGCAGCAGGCTCATCGCCAGTGACGCTATTGCCAACATCCTTCAGTGTCCTTGATTTGATCCAGTCAGCAGCCTCTTGCTCGCTGACCAGGTGTTGAGTGAAGAAAGACGGCGCCATCGGCACCGCCCATTTGCCGTGCGTGTAGATCATGACCCCCTGCATGCAGCCGAGGATCACTGCCACCTGCCTGCCCTCCTTGTACCGCCCATTCATCCAGGTGACCTGCAGAGGGCTGAGGGCAGGGAGGACAAACTTCTTGCCGAACCCTGCCTTCGGGTCGTACTTGTACTCGACCCACAGCTCACCACCGCTGCCGCTGTAGTAGACGTCCGGGATGCCAGCGGTCAGCGGGTTGTTGAGCTTCATGTGATACGGCTTGACCGCTCCCATCTTCCGATGCAGCCGTTGGATGAAGTCGGTTTCAGGTTTGCGGCTCATGACGTATTCACTCCGGTGATACTGCCTTGATCAGCTGCTTGCGCAGATGCTCCTTGGTGCTCTCGTTGAGGATCTGCGCATCGCCCTTCTCAACCGGCACCCCGCTCTCGGACTCGTGCTCACGCACCTTGATGGCCGTCGGCCGATCCAGGTGGATGATCAGTCCGCCGTGCTTGCGCACCCACTCAGCCTCATTGGCGAAGCGCACGTCGCTGATGATCATGCCGGGGCCGGTGTGGGTGAGGTAGTGGCCGGCGAGGTTCAGCCAGATGTCCTTGTCGACCATCAGGCGGCCCCATTCCGTCCCCAGCGTCTGCATGAGGTAGCGGGGCGACTTGCCGCCGAGCAGCTCGATGGGCTCTTCCTTCAGGTCCTGCCAGAGCTTCTGCGACATGTCCACACCGATGGCCTTCAGCATGCCCCGGATGGGGTCCGCGAAGGCGTACCGGTAGCCACCGAACTCCTCCAGCAGCATCGCCGCAGCTGTGTCCTTGCCCGTCCGGGCCTTGCCGGCAATGCCGATCACTGGGTACTTCATTTCCTGCTCAACTCCACGAGACGACCGAACAGATCGGTCAGGGGTTCATCCGCGCGCACCTCGAAGGCCTCAACCTTGTCGGGATGCACCATCCAGTGAGCAGGCATCCACAGCCGAGCCTGCTCAAAGCGCTTCTCCAGCAGGCACGCGAGCACGCTCGCCACCCGCTGCACATCCATACTTTCGCCCTCGCAGAAGAGGACAGAGCCGCGATTCGTCACTGCTGCCATCGAAGTACTCCGTACTTAGTTCTGGGTACTAGGCTGGGCCTTCGCCCACTCCCTGTCGATGCGCTCCAGCGTCTGCGCGATCTTACGCTGCAGCGCGGCCATCTCGGCCTTCTGCTTGTTCTGGAGGGCCACCAGCTGGGCCGTGGCCTCCTTGTAGATCTTGGCCCGGCGGGCCTGCAGCTCCGCCAGGTTCAGATCCTCCTCGTCAACCTCGGTGAGGATCGAGCGGCTCATCGCAGCACCCTCCGCGGCTTGGCGGCGACAGCCGGGGCGGCGCCGGGCTTCGGCTGGAAGCGCACCGGAGCGCCGTTGGGCGACCGGTAGCCTGTCAGGTCCGGAGGTGTCATGAGCACGGCCTTAGCCTCCTCGCGGCGGCGCATGTAGATCTCGAACTCGTCCTCGCG